TAAATGCCTTGTTCCTGTGCGTGACGGATAATATTACCTGAACAGATATAACTCTTTCCTGCGCCACTTTCTCCAGCAAATACTGTAACTTTGCCAAGGGGGACTCCCTTGTTGAAGTCCCCCGAGATCAAATAGTTAAGAGCATAGTTACCGGTGCTTATCCAGTCTGTAGGATCGTTAAATCCAATACCTAGTCCTTCAATAGACTTGGTGATAGATTTACGAAACTTAGAGATATCAAATGCTTTTCCCATTCTGATCTCCTAGATTAAGCGGTTGCGTTACGTGCTTTGATCTTCGCTAGAATATCTTGTGCTCGTGAACTTGCTTCGCTACCGCCAGTACTTACCGGTGCTGCCTTTGGAGCATCTGGTTCAAAAGGTGGATCTTCATCTTCTGCTACAGGTGTAGCTACAGGTGCTGATACAGGAGTAGCTTTAACTGCTCTTGTGTTATCTGCTGAAGAATTGCCGCCGCCAAAGCCAGCTGGTTTGAAGTATTGTCCCCAACGTTCCATGTCAAATGCTTCACCGTCTACTGACGCTTCAAACATTTCTTTCATGACCTTGAGTTCTACTTCGCCTGGCTTCTTAGGTAAGAAGTCCTTAAGATTAAAAGAACCATACTGTTTAACAGCACCTTGTTCTTCATCGTTTAGAGCACGTTCACGACGAGCCCATTGTGATGTAGAGTAGTCAGCATAGCCGCCTTTGCTAGTTTTAACAATACGGAAATCTACGCCACGCAGGCTGTCAGTTGGCATTTCTTCCATATCAGGATCAAGCAAAGCTGCCTTGATAATGTTGAAGATTTGACTGCCGATGATGAATCTACGGATTGGATTCTCTGGAGTCTTACCATCTTCCTTGTACTGGCTATCAACAACGAAGCCTTGGAATAGATATGACTTTTTCTTCCAGTACTTACGACCCATGTCTTCCAAAGACTTGTCTTTGAACCATGGACGAACTTCTGTTAAGATTGGGCAAGTTTCTCCCCACATTTCCATACAAGGAACTTGCACAGTTACGGGCTTGGAATTTGCTTCACCTTTAACGCCGGCGAAGGGCAATTTGATCATTGCTCGTTCAATCCAGAAGAAAGTGTTGTTTGGATCTGCGTCAGGTAAGAAACGAACCGTTGCGGTTTGTCCTTCTGCGATATTCCAATGGGGGTAAATTGCGTTGTCTCCGCCGGACGAGCCGCCGCCGTTTTGTTGAGATGCTTGTTGAAGTTTTGCTCGAATTTCTGCTAACGTTGCCATAATGATTTCCTTATAAATGTTTTATTATGCCTCTTCTTTAAAGCCCACTGACTAAAAAGAAAAACTGTGCATAGCGTTAACTATACACAGTTTTATTTATCAACGCAACCTCAACGGCTGCTATTTTTGATTTTATTTCACCAAACCAGCAAGACGTCTAATGTCTTCGTATTGTTGTTGTGCGGCCATCATGCCTTCGCGGGCTTGACCTTGTTGGCTTAAATGAGCTACTAATCTTTCGGCTAATGCGCCGCCTTGATCGCCAAACATTTTCCTACAATGCGTAACCACTCCAGTTTCGCCTTTTGGAAACTTACCTGTTTCACGGTCGTAAAATGATTTTACCACTTCAGCAATTTCTTTAGTGTTTGGTCTTTCTTGTTCTGGTTCAGCATTGGACATTGTTTCTTCGCCCATGTGCTGTAGTTCACTCATTGTATCGGATAGGAAGTCTTCATCATAGCTGATTAAATGTTTTGCCTGCTTTGGGCTCATTCCTAGTTCTTTAATTAGGACCATACCAATGGCGCTGATTAGATCTTTTTCTTTAGAAGGATCATATTCGATTCCCTTATCATGTAGAACTTTAGCAACTTGGAATGATGTACGATCTTCTGGAGATTCTGCCATTGGCTCTTCAACCGGAGCCATTGCCGGGTCTTCAACCGGAGCAGGTGCCGGAGCAGGTGCTGGGGGTTGTCCGCCGAATAACTCGTTTGCCGCCTCTGGATCTTCTTTTTGTAACCATGCTACGATAGTAGGTGTTGGATCTGACTCTGGGTTCAATTCTGCGGCTGCTTCTAATGCTGTTTCCAATGAATCGTTATGTACGCCAATACCTTGTAATGCTTCAATAGCACTAACGGCGTCAGCACCCAAAGTTAATCCGCTGTCTAACAAATCTTTTAATGCCATAATTGTATCTGGCTCTAATGTGCCTTCAGATACAGAGTGCGCCCAAGATTCAAATTGACTGAAGTCGTCTGTTGTTTCGTTAACTTCTTCGCTATGAACAGGACACGTATCTTCATCTTTTTCGCAAGTACATTCTTCAGAACCTTCGTCTACATATTGTTCTAAATCAACAGTTCCTGCTTCTTGCATGATGCTATGTATTAATGGAAAATATTGTGCTAAATCTTCTTTAAAGTTTCTCACAGTAAACTTTGATTTATAATCTTCCATAGTAGCTTGATCCATTACAAATCCATCGTCTTGTTGAGGAGCATGGTTTTCACAGTATGCTTCGTAAAACTTTTGTCCTGACATACACTCAACTGTCTTGCGTAATTGATTTAATTTACCTTGACTGCGTTCGATGATTTCATTTACTTCTTGGTTCATCTGATCGTGTTGACCAACATGACGCTTAAATGCTGTAAGTTGAGCAATTTGCTCGCTCATCCCAATAATAGAATTGCCAACATCATCATATGGACGACCGCCGTTGGCCACGTGACGTTGCATTGCTTTAGCGCCTGCTAGATGAATGAACGGATATTTGAAACGCTCGCCTTCTGAGTTTTCAATAAAAATTGCGCTGATATTTCTGCTACGAGAACCTTTTTGGTTTTCGTCAACTACCTTGCTATGACGAACACGTAGAAGTGTATTTTCTAATTTGCGAAGACTTGTCTTTGGGCCTCCGTACATTGCAGACTCATTCATGTTATTTTCCTTAGTTCCGTTTTGGGCCAGATATTGATAATCATTTTTGTTTAGATTGCCCTTTGTAATATCTCTTGTATCAAATCTCAGCAGTCTACGTTTAGCAAAGTATCGCATTTCTTTTAAGAAATCGTACCACATATCTAACGTAATACTATCAACTCCTTCAGTTATACCTTGGCTATAAAAAACTTTCAGGCTTCCTAATTCACCTAGCGAGATGCTAACGCGACCCAAGGTATTGCCTTCTACAGCAAAGTCGAAGTCAAAAAATCGTGCGTCTTTTGAGTTATTTGTAATAGACCCTGATTCATCGCCCATTTCTACATTTTCGAATCGGCCGCGAATTTTGTCAAAGACGTCTTGTGCTATAATTTCGATGATATTCATATTAGCGTATTTATGTAAAACTATTGATAAAGATTGGCATAGGCAAATCAAGGTCTTCTAATGCCCTATCTTGTACCATTCTGTCGTAGATTACAGGATCCCAATCACCTAGCATACTAACCATGCGTACTGCTAATAGCATACTTGATACAAGATCGTCCGTTTCGTTAACTTTTGCTTCAAAACTGATGCCTTTTGCGATATAAGTTTTGAGTTCGCTTATCAGAGCATTGCTGTGTATTTTTAATCGCTTTTGTTCAATTAGCTGTTTAAGTTTAGCACAGGCTGCGATTTTACTGATGTTAGTAGTGTTGAACCCCCTGCGGAATCGGCGCACGTGGCCTTTCTTAATAGGCTCACTTAGAAATAGTCCAGGGATGCTTTCTTCACCCATTTCGTTAATTGCTACAAGGGCGGCTTCTCCTAGGGTGTTGTTTTCTACACTGTAATAAATCTGTCCTTTTAAGTCAGCACTAGAGCATTCTGCATCGAGAAACTTACATATATCTCTCATGATTCTAACTTGACTTTGTACAGGGGTAGTGTTATGACTCCACTCTCCTATCTGTTGAAAACTTGGAACTTCTAATACCTGTATAGCTGCCGGATCACCGCCCGTACCTAAACTAGGGTCTAGTGCTACTACGTAAATGCTGTTAGGATCGATCTTTTTATACCATCGCACCTGTCCCATTTTCATCAAGGGTTCTATACCCTCCATTCCGGACAACACGATAGAGTCAATTAATGTTTCATCAAAGATCAAGAATTCGCATTCGTGTTCACGACGGAACCGTTCTTCGCCAATACGTGATTTTTCAGTATCGGCCCAGGCTTGGTCTCTATCAGGGTGTTCACTCCAATGTGCCCTGAACGGAAAGAATCCGTTCTTTCCTATCTCTTGTTCGTTGCCGTATTCGTCAAACTTTTTATTTGCTTCTTTCCAAATTGTAGCAAACTGATCCTCGTCACTGTTTGGCGTACTGGTGATAATTGCTTTACCACCAGTTGCTAGTGTAGGGCTGATAGAAGTCCAGAATTCTACAGCAATGTTTGGTTCAACGAACGCAAACTCGTCAGCATATAGTAGTGATAATGACATACCACGACCAGTTGTTGGAGTAGTTGTCTGCGCTACAATACGTGATCCATTGTCGAATTCAATACTTTGTTTGTTATAACTTTTAACACCGCATCGAATATGGTCAGGACACAATTCATATGCGTAGCGTATACGACTCATAATTTCCTGAGCACCTGTGTACTTGTGCGCCGCTACAAGAATAGTGCTATCAGGTATAAACATGGCAAACCACAAGAGATAACCTGCAGCAGTTGTTGTTTTACCTGTTTGTCGCGGAAGCAAATTAACATTAAATCTGTGATCGTGATAAGAATCAATTAGCCTACGTTGATAATCAAACGCAACATACTTCATCTTTCCTTTAACAGGATGTTGGATATAAAAAAAGTTATCTAAGAAATAGTGAGGACCAACTGCTTGATCTTGACATTTCATCAAATCCTCAATATCTTGCTCACTCCACTTTTGTGTAGTATGAGGTTTCTTAATTAAGGTATCGAATTTATTAACGGCCATATTATTATTTAATGAAAAAAATAGCCTCCTAAGAGGCTATTTGGTTATACCATTTTAAATTAACGCTTAATACCAGCGGCATTTAATGCGGCTGCTCTATCGGCGTAACCTTTAACACCTGGCTTAATATCTTTAGATGCTTTACCAATGGCAGCTTTTACCTTAGGAGAAGCGTCACTAGCATTAACGTGTTTCATGGTAACATTAGCTTGATGACTTGCCTCATCATACTTATTGTATTTGTCTCTAACTTTATCTAAGTCTTTACCTTCGCGACCTGCTTTAGCCAGAGCCTGCATACCTGCCTTGCCATACTTTTCATGACCTTTGGCCGCACGACTCATAGTTCTTTGTTCGCTGTCTTCTTCAACAAACTTTTTGTACTCGTTCATTAATTTAGATTCAAAAGCGGCTAACGGGTCAACTGTTTCTTCTTTCTTGTTATCTGGCATTGGATTAGAGCCGCTGTTAGCAGGAGTTGTAGTCATGTCTGCTGAACGAACTTTATTAATAATATTGGCAAAATCGTTGCCATCACCGTAACCTTTTGTTTCTGGTTTTGGAGCATTATCATAGCTCTCGTCTTTTTCTTCTTCATCGCTAGCAGAAGGACCGTCGCCACCGATTTTGTTTAGCTTGTCAGTTGTGCCTTTGATGGGCTCGTCGCTTGTAACTTTAACAGGCATGTCTGTAGTAATTTTAACAGGCTCTCCTGTTCTAATTTTCTTCATCATGTCAGCAAGCTCATCAGAACCGCTGTCGTCTACTGCTCCGTCATCGTCGCCAAAAGTTGGACCGCTAACTGCTGGACCACCTGTTAACACATCGTCACGCTCCATGTCGTGTTCCATACCATGATCGGCCATGTCGTGATCACCGTCCCGATCTAGGTCGCCCATCATCTTAGGCATTGGTGCGCCCATTGTTGGCATCATAGATTGACTAGGAACATCACCTTTAGCTAGATCCATAATGCCGCGCATCATGGCAACAATTTCACCTGCGTTACCAGCACTCATGTTTAAGCTAGCTGGTAGTGACGGCATTGGTGCGCCCATAGGCATCATTCCGCACTCTGCGATTGTGGATTCTGTTAATTTTGTTTTAAAACCAGACAGCGCTCTTAGATCTCCGAGATTAGGTTCTGGTAATTTTGGAAGATTAATATCCTTCTTACCTTCAGTAATCATTTCATCAACGTGTGCTGTTTCGGCAACCATTGGATTAACTACATTTGGATTGCCCTTGTCTAAGTCGGCTAATCTTTTCATTACATCTATCATTTGCATAATTATTTTCCTTTGCCGCTGATCGGGCTATGTGAGCTAGCTTCTGTGTCGGTACTGTATTTTGCGGCACCTTCTGACGCAACTACTTCGCCCCTAGCCTTACGTCTTTCAGCCGCATCGGACTGAAGAGATTTTAAAAACGTTGTGTTATATTTTGCGCCATAATAGTCTGTTGAATCTATTTTTGGTTGTTCAGAATAGTTAGGATCATTTAATAATGCTCCTGTGCGCTTTTCTGTTGGTGTTTGATATTCTTCAAGTGGTTCGCCTGGTTTGCGTACCACAATATTTTCATTAGTGATTCTTAAACCGCTAGAGAGATACTCTGTTAATTCAAACTGTGTTGTTGGATATTCTAATGTTACTTCGTATATAGTAACTTCTATATTTTTTAATTTTGGAAAATCTAAAGGCAAGTCTTGTATTGGCGTTTTGCCTATTTTCTTGAAACCAGCTACGCTGAAACGTTCTAATAACCCCTTTAGCTTTGCTTCATGTTCAGTGGTGCACTCACCCGCAATTTTAATGCGAAAGTCGTACGTTTTTTTAGATTCTGTTAAATGTTCTTTAAATGATCTCATCGCGGTTTCCTATGCTTTATTTATTCATATTTTTAAGTTTTTCCAGGAGACTGTTACGATCTGTAATCAAATAACCTTCTGCCTGTATTGCCCCTTGCTCTTGATCGCCGTTCTTTTTATCTACAGCATATTTTTTAAGCTGTAGTTCTACCATTTTTAGCTTTTTATCAATCTTGTTAGATTTAGCTGTAATAGCGGCCTGTAGCATAGTTCCTGCTACTTCAAACATTCGGGCGCCGTATCTTGCTTCTACATTCATGCCCAAATCCATTAGGTCGTCGTAGGCTTTTTCTGCTTTATTTGCTAGAGCATCTAGTTCAGCATCACTAATATCGCCTAGCCCTTTAACACGGGGAAGAGCTGATGAAATTTTGTCAAATTCTTCTAATTTTTCTTGTAATGATATTACAGGAACATCGTGCGCTTCATTAGGAGACTCTACGGGCTCTGTAGTTTCTTCCGGGGGCAAATTAAAAAGTTCTTCAAGTTTCTTTGTCATAATATTACTTATCGCTTTTTACTGCCATTATGGAAAATATCACGCTCGCTAATAACTCTAAACTGTATTCCGTATTTTTTACACCAAGCTGTGGCAGCTTCCCATTTGGCTAAATTGCGTATATACTGTGCTTGATTTAATTTGTTTTTTCCCACAGCTTCTAATGTAGCTTGATTATTAGGTTTTATTTCTATCAGTTCTGCGTGTTTTTTTTGATTTCGATCCAAATATACAATTAAAAAATCTGGGACATAGACAGTATTTTTACCAGTTAACGGATCTCTATAGGGTATTTTTACACTTTCGCTAGCCCAATGTTCCACAGCAGGATTGTTATCACAAAACATCATAAAGGTAAGTTCCCAACTTGATCTATAAGTAGGGTCTCCCATACCTTGATATTTTTCTGGGTTCTTAGGTACAAATTTTCCTCTAGCAGTATTTCTCATTATGCTAGTATGTTGCGTTTTACAGAATCAACCGGTGTTATACTTTGAATAGATCCTAACACACTGGTTTTAAATCTATTGTAATTTAATACCTCAGCGATAATTTGGCTTAGATCGTTCTCACCGAGGTTTTTCATGCTATCTAAAATAGTCAATGGATTGTAATTATCTCGCTTTGCCTGGATCATGATCGTTATAGAAATTGACTCGGCAGCGTCTTCACTAAATCCTCTGTTTTCTAACATACCTTTCATCGCAGTTAGAACAGTTTGATCTAGCTCAACTGGAATGTCGTTGTATTGAGTAAATGTCTTGTTAGTAGCATCACTAGATGATACTGCTTGTTTTTTTATAGGTAGATTAGTAAGCATGATTAATAATATTGTTGTGTAACAACTGTGTTATCTGTATAAGTTACGTTTGTTTGTCTTACTAGATCGGGATTTCCGGCAACATTATAAACATCTTCGCTACTAACACCAAGAGTAGTAGTATCAACGTTTAACGTTGAATTTGGAATTTCGATTGCTACGGCTTCAGCGATCATAGTATCTAATGCGACAATATTTTGATTTACAGAATTAAGCTGTTCTGTTAATTTATTAGGATCGGTATAACCAGACGCATCAAGTTGATTATATATTGAATCTAACATTGCTGTATCGTTAGTCGCTTGGGCAACTGCGAGAGACTCAGCTACTCGATCTTGTATAGCTTGATTTGCTGCAATTTGTGCTGTTAGTGTGTCTGCTATCGCTGACTGTTCTACTTGTACTGCTAACAGTCCGGCACTTGTTGAAGGCAACGATGCTGGTAATAATCCTTTTAGGGTATTTCCAATTTTTGAAATACCTGCTGAAAACCCTGCTGCCACATTTCCCAACGTTGCTCCGAGATTAAATCCTCCACCGCCGGCACCTTGTGATCTAGGTACTGCTGTTGTAGGCTGTTCTCCGGGTAGTGTTGCTAGACTTAAACCGGATGGGCTTGTTCCTGATAGCGCATCTGGGAGTTTACCTGTCCTTGCTACTTTATCTAATAAACCAAATCCTTCTGACAGTACACTTGCCCTAGTTATGTTTTTTACATTATTAACTAGACTAGTAGCACCTCTGGCTGTTCTAACTAGGCCAAATATACTTGTATCTCCGCTACTGCCGAATACTTCACCTAGCCCCGGGATAACACCGCCAGCGCCTAAAATACTATTGTTGCCGCCGCCGAAAATACTCAAGGGGCCTTGCTCATTATCGTAATGAAGGGTGGCAAAACCATTTGGCTCTCCCTTTTTAACTTTCCCGGTACCGTATAACACAGTTTCATATGCTACTGTCATTTTATTTTCTAGTAGTTTGCTTTGTGATTGATCCATTTGATCATGACTCCAGTCAGTGATGATTGGATTAACTAACACAAATCCTGTAAACTGTTGTCTGTTTAATTGATATATTTCTATGCTGTTAAAAAACGGGTCCGTTTGATTATTATTAAGACCATACGTAGTACTCTCGTTAACGCTAGTACCTAGTGTTTTATATTTTGTATCAGTGAAACTTTTAGGAACGCTTAAACCATTTGTATTTTTACCGTCGGCAAAATAGTAATTGTAATAGGCTTTCCAGAGCCCGGTTGTGGTATTATTGTGATCATCATGGAACGAAATATTAACTGGCTGATAATCAATTTTACTTTGTACAATAGTCTTCTTATTATACTGATTCATAGTTTCAGTTGACATTTTAAACTTTGGAAGATCTGATGCTTTTACTAGGACACCTAGTTCTCTACCGTTCCTGTCCATGTATTCTTGGATGATAGGATTGTTGTTCCTGTTAATATTAAAAACAACATAGTAAAGGAAGCCAGCCTTTGGCGCTAGTCTAAAATAATCATCAACATATAACCTTGCGGCATGTCGATAATCTTTAACCTGCGTATTAGAGCTGAGTGTTTGCCCTAAAAAGTTTGTAAATGCGTTTGACATAGTAATATTTAGTCGTAAAAAAAGACCCATAAAAGGGTCTTTTTTCTAGCTTCTGTTATTAACCAGTTGCTAAGGAAGATAGTGTTCTTCCTACTGTAGCTCCGAGTCCCACTGGTGCGCCTGTTGCGCCTACCTGTAGTGCGTTATCGAACACGATTGTTAAAGCGATTTCCATTGGAGCACTTTCAGCATAAGCTAATTCGTTATAATTAACCTGCTGTAGATAGCATCCATAGCATTCCCATGTTTCTAAAACATTAGGTGCCCATGTGCCGTTATCTCCGTTACCACCGTCTAACATTTCGATTCTTGTTAGGAATTTGTATTCGGCTCCTGATGCAGCACTTGCCTGCTCGAAGAAGTCGAATTGTTTCTGTAACTGTTCGCCAATTAGCTTGGTTACGTTTCCGCCGACGTCATCACGGATACTAATTGTCATTGGTTGCCATGAGTGCTTACCAGCATAGTGGATCTGGCTGTTGTAAACGTGAATAACCTGATCTTCAAACTGTACTTGCGGTCTTGCGGCAGTTACGACTTGCTTAGTTAGTTCTGTCGTAGGCTTTGTTACACCAAAGTTTTCTAATGATACTCTAAAACGATATTTCAGCTTTGGCATCAATAGACCTTGGCTGGTGCTACTTTGACCACCTGCTGCCAACGGTACTGTGAATTTACTTAAACTTGCAATTGCCATCTTATTTGCTCCTTGTCCTTATATATTTACCCATTATAGTCCGGCCTTGATGTCACCAGTATTTTTCAAGCGTAGAGGAATGTAAATAAATTCCACTGCTTTTACTGGTTCGACGGCAATGTCTAACCATAGTTCTGAACGATCAATTCTTGTAGGTGTGTTGTTTGATTCATCACATACTACTAAGAAGTCGTACAATGCTCTTTGTCCTACTAACTCTAATAGGAAACTTTCTGTTGCTTGTTTGATTTCGTTACGTGTAATTCTGTCGTTAGGTTCAAACAAGAATGGTTTGACCAATAACGCCATTTGTCTACGTAAGTACGCAACTAATCGGGATACATTAATTCTATCTAGAGCACTTGCGTTTCTAGCGCGAGTGTATTGTCCAAAGTTAACAATGCCAGCACCTGGAATTGTTGCGATTGGGTTAACCTTAACTCCTGCTAGTACGTCACGCAGGCTTTGTGGTAGAGCTGTTGTTTTGAACTCTCCGTTTAGCAAGTAACCTACTGCTGTAGCATTGTCAACACCGCCACGACGTGTTCCTGCTGGAGCAAACCATTGGAAGCTCTTCTGATCGCTCATTGCGATTGTACGTAGCATCATGTGACTTGGTGGAACAACAATGAAGTTTCCGCTGTTGTCGTTTGTGTAACCACTTGGATAGAACATAGCCATGTATTCGTCATAGCTAACTGCGCCATCTTCACCGTTGTCAAACGCTAGGGCTGTGTTGCTACCCCAGTTGTTTAGTTCTGTGCCGCTTGGCTGTAATCTAAACGGTGTGTCACCGATTACAAACGCTGTTAATCCGCGATCTGTATTTAGAGCAACCATGTTTTGAATTGCTTCTGGATATCCAGGAGTAGCAATCAAGTTAAAGATTACTGTGTCAGTGTCACGAACACTTTGATTTGTGTCAATTACACTCTTCAATGCCGCAACAATAAATCCGCGTTGAGCAAAGCGACCGAAGCTACCTTGACCGACTGCGTTGTTAGGGCTTACTGTGATCCAACGATCTGAAACGTATGGAGTAGTTGAGTTAGAGCCGTCCATTTGTTCGTCGCCAAAGCGCGAGTTCTTACCGTCTGTAGCATTGATGTTGATATGATCAACAACATACTTCTTGACGTTGAAACCGCTACGGCGTAGATTCCATAACTTCATACCACGTGGGTATAATGCTGGATCTGGAGCGTCTGGGTCTAGATAATTGCTAGTTAGCAAGTCTGTGATAGCTGACATCTCTGCGCTTGTACCAGAAGTACCCCAACGTGCGTCAGCAAACAACCAACCGTTTGGTGTTGTTTGATCAGCAGTATCTTGTAATACCCACTTACCATCTTTACGTACATATACGTCCATGCCGTACATGTCAATGTCAGCTGTGCTGATCCAAATATCATTGTCAACTAAAGGATCGCCGTTTACCTGTGTTGTTGGAGCAACACTGGCAATCTGAGGACCAGTAGCATCTGTTGTTGGATATAGACTTCTATAACCCTTCCATGTAGTTCCGTTGTGGACCATGATATCTACTTCGTCAACAACTGAACTATACCATAATTGGCCGTCAGCTGGTGTTGTTTCAGGAGCCTGTAGTTTAGCTTCGTAAACTAATGGTTTCCAGTTACTTGCGAAGTAAGTGATGTTTCTAGCATCGTTCGTTACCTTGGCATACAAATTCTTTGTGCCTGTTTCTATTCCGGCGTTATCTCTTGCCCAAGCTGAATATCCTAAGAAACTGTTCAATGGAGTAGCAGTTCCATCTGTTAATAGAATTTCGCCACCCTTTTTGTGTTGAATAGTTAGACTTGTAGCGTTTCCACTAGTGTCATATGATGCAGCAATCGCTTCAACGTTGGTCATATTCAAGTTATTGATTGCGCTAATGATTTGATCAACAGTATTGCCAGCTGTTAAAGTTACAGGATAAGCTGTGCTAAAATCAGCGACGCCGTCTACTGAAGTTGCTAGGCCTTCATATAACGTAAATGATGAGCTAGTAGACACTGTTCCGGTTGTTGCTACAGAAGTAATTTTTGTAAAGCCTGTAGCATTTCTACGCCATACTTTAAATTCTACCAATGATGGTGTGTTTGTAGTTGTAGAAGATGTGCCTGCTCCTAGCATAGCATTCTGTTGGACATAAACTGAACCAACAGCAATATCACCTGTAGAGTTAATTGCGTTGATGGCGCTTTGTGGCTCGGCATAAATTGGAGCAGATTTTAGTGTCCACTCACTTGTTGCTTCGTTATAAACTTTAACATACCAATCGGCGCCGCTGTTAGGACTTGTTGTCTTAACATATACAGAACCACTTGCTTTGTCTGTAAAGTCTGGAAACTTAAAATGTGGTCCTTGGAATAGTTCTACTTTGTCAAAAGTTCCAGCTGTCAATCCAACTGCTGTTAACATGGCAAGTAGGCCTGTTCCGACTTCAATTTTAACTTTACCGTCAATTAGAGTACCGTTGCTCTTAGCACGAGCATCTGCGTAGATTTCTAAGAAGCCAGCAGTATTAATCTTAGCACCAACTCCTCTTGTACGCATTGCAGTGTTGATAGCTGTTACTAGGTCACTTAGGTTATTACCACTTAGTGTAATTTCTTGTCCGTTGATTTTTAAGTTACTACCAGAGTAGGACACTAACGCACCAGATGCTACAGTCTTAGTACCTGTAACGACTGGCCAGCTGGTCTTCCAGCAGGTGCTGGTAAATGTCACACTTGAAGTAAATCCTAATTCAACATCAGAACCAACTTGTACCCAATTACCATTTGTATTTTTATACCATAGTGTATTATCATTGTTGCTGGTTACAACAATTGCATACTGTCCGTTAGAACCATAGCTTGGCTTAGGTGTTACACCTAGACCGCTAACTGTAGCAGTTGCTAAATTTGTGTTATCAATGACTAATGGAGTTTTAGCAGTAAAAGCACCATCTGTCTTGTTCCATTGGAATACTCCAAATTTTGTATTTGATGTATCAACCCAATATGTACCATTAACAGGAGTTCCTACTGGCTCGCTAGCAGTAGCAACTAATTGACTTGTGTCAATATTAGCACGAGCAATAAAAGCACGACTACTTACCCCAAGCAAGCTATAAGCCGCTTGTAGTCCGTATTCGTTCAGCTCGCCACCGTGTACTGGATTGCCGTTGGCATCAGTGTAAAATTGTGGTGTTCCGAATGTGTCGGTTAAATCACGCTGGCTTGTGATTAAATACACTTTACCAGCATTTGCCGCTGTAGTACCAGGTGCTGTTCCTGTGCCACTAGCATTTTGTTTGTCGGCTGCGGATGTGACAAAGATCAAAGGTACGGTGCTTGGAGCAGCCGGTAGATAGAAACTTTCGTCGATTACGCTTACTTGTACGCCTGGTGAACTTAGAGCCATTTGTTAATCTCCCATAAATGGTTTTTTATTAAACATATTTAGTGTGAATGGAGGAAAAATACCCGCTTAAATACAAGATAAAAGGGAACTAAAAGGGCGGTGTATGCGGGATCTATGTAAAAAATGTCAAAGAAGACCTGTTGCTATCAACTATCGTAAAGAAGGTAAAATATTCTTTAGATCAATGTGTGATCACTGTGCTAAGAATTACAAGACGGCTCGACCCACTTGGCTTTCTACTGGATATAAAAAGAAAACCACATGCGATAGATGTGGTTTTGTAGGAACTGAGTCAGAGCAGTTCGATGTTTATCACGCAGATGGTGATATTAATAATTGTAAATACAGTAACTTAAAAACTGTATGTGCCAATTGTCAGAGACTTTTACACAAACTCAAGGTACCGTGGCGCAGGGGAGACCTTACACCTGATTTTTAATTGCTAGAAAAAGTTCGTCGATTGATCCGTCATTAGTGATAGTAACATCAATGTCGCCGCCTACCCAAGCAGTTTCGCTTGCGTGTATTTTTAAAGTTTCTAACCGTTTTTTACCAATTGCCCAGCCCATGTATTTGTCACCGGCGTTAGCATTAGCGGCATCATCATACCACTCGGGTTCAGGCCCTCGCTTGATGCGTATTACTTTGCCGCCAGCATTGTGGATGGCTTTGATTTCATTTGGGAATCGAACATCACTAATAACAATATTGTCTTTTGAATTGCGAAGTTTACTTTCTAAGCTGGCAATCCAAATGTCATCATGGAATGCTTTGCGACAAACTTCAGTACCCCAATATTGTAGGATCCAGCGTGGTGTTAGATTGGGCATTTTAAGACGTTCTGCCCACCAAGGATCTACTTGTTCACGCCATTCACGGGCCATTTTTGTGCGGCCTTCGAGCATGGTACGGTCCCAACCGAATACAGCGGCTACAGCATCTTTTAATGTGTTAGCAAACGAGTCACGTCTAAATTCGTGAAAGTTAACCAAATAGTCTGCGGCAGTATCTTTGCCTGAACCGATAAAACCTACAAAACCAATAATCATAGCATCCCCCAGTAGATACTATATTTTATCTTATCCTATGACAAATGTCAATGGTTGTTGGTTATCTTTGTTATTAATTAGATCCAATTCGAGCATATCAATTTCGGCTTTGCCTTCGGATTTTAGGGCAGTTCCGTTTAGGCTTGTTCCACCTTGTGGACTTGCGATAGTCTGAAACTTTTCGCGAGCTTCACCTAACATCATTTTACAAGTTGCTAGAGCATAGTCACGCAACCATATGCCAGAGTTAGGATCTTGGAATAGTACAAAATCTGGTTTGTGATTGTACATCCATAGTAAAACATGTTCTTCGCCCCTAGGACGTTGGGTAATTCTTAAACGCTTACTAGTCGGGTTCCAATCAAAGTTGATATAAGAACCAAACATTTTACCAACTTCTTTTTGGTAACTTGCGAACATGTAGTAGGTGCTCAGACCGCCCATGTTACTGGAACTCATCAAATAGGTATTAGTGTAGGCCAAGTTAAACGGTTCAAATAAAGTACCGCCATCGCCGCCGCCTGTTCTAGAACCAATACTTCGTCTAAAAACTTGACGAACTTGCATTACTTCTTGTGATAAAGTATATTCATTTACGTCAGTTTGTAAAGTTAAAAATCCAAAACTCTCTTCAACGCTGTTACTACTACGTTGACGATATTTTAATAATGCTCTATCTATAGCAGTATTGTAATGTTTAGGATCTAGTTCAACATCGACCATGCCGTCGCCGAGCATAGTACGGACGTATTCTATGACTTTTTGTTTTTCTGTTTCAAGTTCGCTCATGTCAATATTTAGCTATAAATATAAGACTATGCCAAGACTCTCACTTTACCGTCCTGAAAAGGGACCCGATTTCCGCTTCCTAGATCGAACCATTAACGAACAGTTTCAGGTTGGGGGCACCGATATCTTAATTCATAAGTATCTGGGACCGCAAGATCCTTTAGACGGGACCGCAACACCTGCGACACCTGTTAATGGAAACCCTATTCCTGAACTAGGAATACAGGATGTTCTGTTCATGGAAAACAGAGATAGGAAATACGCCAAAGATATCTACGTGTCTCGTGGAATTTATACCATGCAAGACATAGATTTTAATCTAAGTCAGTTTGGATTTTTCCTATCTAACGATAACATAATGATCACGTTTCATTTAAGAAGTACTGTAGAGTTATTGGGACGTAAAATTATGGCAGGCGATGTACTAGAATTGCCGCACTTAAAGGACGAATACGCTTTAGACGATGCCAGCGTGGCACTAAAACGTTTTTATGTTGTTACCGATGTAGCAAGGCCTGCTACAGGTTACAGTCAAACTTGGTATCCACACTTGCTACGTGCGAAATGTGAGCCATTAGTAGACACACAAGAGTTTGCTCAAATACTTGATCAGCCTGCTGAAGACGGCACTGATAATACTTTGAGAGATGTATTGTCGATCTACAATAAAAATATTGAAATTAACAATCAAATTCTTGCCCAGGCAGAAGAAGATGCCGGTCTTAGCGGTTACGATACTCAGCAATTTTATACACTTCCTGTAAATGATCAAGGATTGTTAGACATTGCCGATGTAACAGATGACCGAGATGCCAGCGAAGATGATCATACAGTAGATGCTAGTTCAGTATATGTAAATCCTATGAAGGATGTTTACGTAGGATACTTAACAGGTGACGGTATTCCTCCAAACGGAGCACCGTATACCTTTGGAATATCTTTTCCTTTTGGACCAACCGAAGGAGCGTTTCATTTACGAACAGATCACTTACCCAACAGATTGTTTAGATTTAACGGAAACACTTGGGTATTTGTTGAAAGTAACGTTAGAACCACAATGACTAATAAGCCAGTCAACGGATTACCGGCGGCACCTGCGTTAACTAGACATAATCAAGTTGGAAGTTTTATTAACAATAATAATACCGCTACTATTGCCGGAAAAGTTGTTGAAGAAAGACAGAGTCTTAGCAAAGCACTAAAGAAACAAAAACCACAGGCAGATAATTAATGGAACATTTTTACGACGGGCAGATTCGCCGATACTTAAATCAATTTATGAGGCTTATGAGCGGCTTTGGGTATAAAGACGGTCGTGGCAATATTGTACAAATTCCTGTTAGATATGGTGACATGTCCAGGCAGGTTGCCAGTGTCTTGAAAAAGAATAGTGAAAATATTTTAAACTCTGCTCCTTTTATTGCCTGCTATATTAAGACTTTAGATTTTGCTAGAGATAGATTACAAGATCCAACATACATAGGTAAAATGCACATTCGTGAAAGACAGTTTGGATACATTGATGAGAATCCCAACAGTCCTACGTTTGGTCAAACGATAGAAGATTACGCTAATGTACAGGGAGAAAATTATACTGTTGAAAGATTAATGCCGAGTCCCTATAATATAACGTTTTCAGCAGACATATGGTCAACTAACACTGATCAAAAGTTACAAATTTTAGAACAGATACTAGTATTGTTTCGTCCTGCCATGGAGATACAAACTACCAGTAACTATATTGACTGGACTAGTTTAAGCTATGTTGAACTAACTGGAGTTAATTGGTCTAGCAGACAGATTCCCCAGGGTACAGAAAACGATATAGATATCGCTACACTAACATTCACAACTCCTGTATGGATTACTCCTCCTGCTAAAGTTAAAAAATTAGGAATCATTACCAAGATTATTGCCAACGTGTTTGTAGAACCAACAGGAACAATTGGTACTGGTGATCTTGTGTTTAGTAATCCGGTCGCTCCTGTAGTTGTTACTCCTGGTAATTTTTCTATATTGTTATCAAACAACACAGGAAAGTTAATGGCACCGGGTGAAAATTTAATCATTAATGAATTGGGCACTATTCCTGTTAAAGGTGGAGTTAAAGTCAATTGGCAAACATTGCTTGATTTATATCCGGGTAACTTTAGAGCAGGCTTAAGCCACATAGAACTTACTAAACCCGATGGTGGGAAAATCGTAGGTTATCTAAGCATGAATCCGCTCGACGAATCAGACATGGAAATAATGAGCATTACATTTGACGGAGAAACATTGTTAAATTCTGATATTGCTGATTTAACAAGTTCTATAACTCGAGGATCAATAAACGCCATCATTGATCCTACTACATTTAATCCTGGTCAAACACCGAGTATAGATACTCGATATCTTATTTTAGAAGACATCGTAGCAACAGTTGACGGTCCGTCTGCGTGGCAAGAGGGGCAAGGTCAACCATTTAATGCCACAGCCAATGACATCATACAATTTGACGGCACAAAATGGAATGTTATTTTCAATTCATCAACAGTCACCGACGTTACATATATAACTAACTCATATACAGGTATACAATACAAATGGGACGGAGAACAATGGTCCAAGAGTATCGACGGCATGTATGACCCAGGAGAATGGCGTTTAGTTTTATGACAGAAATTATTTGTAGCGGTGGTTTGTTCTTTGCTAAAGATACGAAAAGATTTTTATTTCTTTTACGTAATCAAGGAAAGACAGCAGGCACATGGGGCATTGTTGGCGGCAAAAAAGAACCCGAAGATGCTACAGTTTATGATGGCCTAAAAAGAGAGATTGAAGAAGAAGTAGGTAAGACTCCTACTATTAAAAAAGTTATTCCGCTTGAATTATTCACTAGCGAAGATCAACATTTCCAATTTAATACATATATGTTGATAGTTGAAAAAGAATTTATTCCTGTGCTGAACGACGAGCATGTGGGATATGCTTGGTGTGATTTAAACTACTGGCCTAAGCCCTTACATCAGGGTGTAAAAAGAAGTCTGTCAAATAAAACTAACAGAACAAAAATAGAATTGCTATTAGAAATCCTTAGTTAATTACCAAGGTTTGTTTAGTGTAACAGTTGCCGGAACTACCTGTTGTTGGATTTGATTTGCTAGGTTATCTTTAAAGTCTTGTAGTACTTCTTCTCCTAGCGCAGATTCAACCCAGACTTGTACGAGATTTTGTGTTAGATAATTGAATTCTCTAAACTCCATAGAGTCGGGTTCTGATATTCCTACATTTCCAAAAAGTTGAGCGCCGTGACCTTCACCGTCTGTTGCGGATAGGATGTATTCAACATTGTGAACAACATTAGACATCCCGTTTAATGTTGGATGAGCTAGAAATCGGGGAAATTCCCATGTGTAAGTAATCATAATTTTATTTATCTCCAGTGAGCACCTTCGTACCACCCTGCTAGACTGTATCTAATACCAGATGTTACCGGCTTAACTTCGTGATATATTAAACTGGGAAACACGCAAACGGTGCCCTTTGCTCTTAAATTTTCTGCGTTTGGTTTATGGTTTACATCTATAAACTCTAGATCTCCGCCATCGTAACTAGTTGGGTCAGATAACTGTACAGTAAAACTTAATTTCCTATGTGTTTTTAAAGGACTTATAAAGTGTGTATCTTTATGCTGTTTATAGCATCCTTGGTTTTTAGAGTCGTAAGAAGCAAATTGTATTTCTGGCAAATATCTGTAGTCTACGCCGAACCAGGAATTATTAGCTGCCGCTACTAGTTTGTCTAGTTCGCTGTATAACCAGTTCCATTCGTTTGATCTACGTATCCATCTTACAGAGCTTCTGCGATAATCGTCGCTGGTACGAGTACTTTGAGGGCCTAGTGTAGCAGGCTCTTCAGTAATTTCTAAAGATTTTTTAATTATTTTGTCGCAAATTTCTGAACTAAAATGTTCTTTAAAATACGACCACTCGCCGATCATCGTCTATTATGGAGTTACAGGACCGTCTGCCTCTGCCTTAGATATCGCAATTTGTTCAGTGACAGTGACATTAGTTGTTGTACTATCAGCAAAAGAAAGAGTCTTTATGTTAGGCATTAGCGAATTTTCAATTACTGTGACGGCAACTTTTGATTTAACCCATTCAATGATTTGTTCTTTAGTTACCTGGTCAGCTGGTCTGAAATCTGTGATATTATCGATATCTAATTCAACTACACCCATTTGGCTTTTTGTTTTTCCCGAATCGGATGTAGCTGTGCACTGCCAGACAACACGATATACTACATCCTCATTTCCTTCATGAGAATCTAGTAAATCTACATTTTGTAATGACCATGTATAGGTTGTTGCCATTTCTTATCTCCAGTAATTAAGCTAATATTTATCCTTCTGAACCGGGTCCCATTGGGCCGTTACCGGAAGGTTGTTGTTGCTGTACTTGTGGTCCAGCCTGTTGACGAATAGCATCGACCACTAAAAAACATGTTTCGTACGGCAGTTTGCCTAGGCCGGCCATTACGGTGTTTAGTTCATTAAGGTCTAATGTTAAAGTGATTTTTTGTTCTTGTGTCATGTTGGAAAACTCCTGTTATAGTATTATTTATATACGCAGTTAATAGGTGTTTAAATATCGGTTCTAGCAGGTTCTGCTACTGTAGGGATCGGAGTTACATTTGGATCCTGCCATGGCATTCTTTGAACTTGACGTTTGATATTTAAGTTTACGCCAATTTTTGCGGCGATTGAGTCGTTAATGTGAGCGCGATAATTTGGCTCTTCAGCTATTGGTTGAATCCAACTTAGTACCATTTCTTCTGTTAACTCGTCGTAAGGTACAAATTCGCCTTCGGGAACATCGACAGATGTAAAAGGTGTAGCACCGTCAAATTTTCCTTCATTTCCGTTTTCGTCCGTACCAGTTTTACGCCAGTAAGTTTGTACCACCGCGTTGCTGTTTGAGCCCTCATCTGAAACTTTCATCCCAGTTACTTCCCATTTAAATGTGACGGTAGAAGTTATGCCCCCTGGCCAACTCATTACGATTGATGCTGTTGTTGCTGTTGTTGACACAATAGTCTCCTGATTTATTTTAATAATTTATCCACTAACGCTTCTAATCTTTCAATTCTTGAAGATTGTTCATCGATTATTTTTTGTTGATCTTTTATTGCTTCGATTAGCAATGCTGATATAGTTCCGTACTCAACTGTTAGCACGGGCACTTTATCTTCTCCGCCTGGATTTTCAACGACCACTTCGGGAATTACTTTTTCAATTTCTTGAGCAATAACTCCTAGTTTTCTTGTCTTTGATTCATCGTCAATTCTGTTGTAGTAAACTCCGCGCAGTTTTAGAACTTTGGCTAGAGCATTATCAACGGTGAAAACGTTTTCTTTTAGTCTAGCGTCAGAATAAGATGTGATTGCGAAGAGCGCAGTAATGTTGCCGCCAAAAGACGCATTATTGTTTTCTAGATTTATCTCTAGAGGCCACGCACCGTTAACTGTTGCCCAGCTGCCAGGACCAACGTTGGTTCCACTACCGCGCAGAACGTACCATATGTTGCTGTTAACATGGATAAATGCTGAACGATGATCAGTATCTTGGAAAGTTATAGTTGGACTAGAGTTATTAATTCGGAAATTACCGTCCAGATACAAACTGCTTTGTACAGATTCACTGTTTGGATCGGAATAATAACCAGTGTTGTTACTGTCATAATAACGAGTGGCGTAGAAATCACCAGTGTTGGCATTGTTACCATACATGGCCACTTTGAACCAGCCGCTGTTGCCGGACCAGCTGTGTCTCCACCATAGGCTGTCTGTTGGCCCGCCCACCATCTGCCAACCGTAGCCGCTGTTACTACCGTTGACATAGTGATATGTTTGAATACCTACGTGGTGGCTGGTATCGCCTGGGCGGTTTTCAGCTCCAGCAGACCCCCAGCTGTCAATGAAACCGCTGCCATAGGTCATCATATCGTTAAAGGCAACACTACCCCAACCCATCTGTCCTGTCCAGTAGTTTGTATCACCAGTGATGTAAGGACGCCAGTTGTTATACTTGCCAGTTATACCAGTTTTAGCCTGGGTGGTTGTATTCCATCCGTTGATGTTTGAAGATCTATCGCCGTTTGGATTTAAGTAGTAACCAGTATCGTTCTGATCATAGAAGATCGGTGATCGCATGTCGCTGGTTGAACGAATACTACCTCCACCGAACGCACAATTCCAGCCGCCGTTTTCAAGCAATAGCATACCATGACTTGATAAGTTGGCAGACGCACCACCTTGGCCACCTGGATAACTCCACGCTAGTCCATACAAGTTACCTGTAGTAGTACCGTCGTCCGGTAGTACCCATGATTCACCCATACTCCACATTAACTGGTATCTAGTTGAACTATAAACGCCAAACACGCCATGGCCGTAGTTCTGATCAAATACTAGTCTATAGTTTAGATACTGTTTATACATTCTAGATGTACTGTTAGGATCTACATAATAACCAGTATTCTGTCTATCGTATAGAATATTTGGACGAACATCATCCATGAAGACCACGCGATACATTTCTGTGTTAGCATTACCTAACTCCATGCGGAATCCCCAGTTACCTGAACTGTTTAATAAACCAGATCCACTTGAGTCAAAATAGAGATACGCTTTGATCGTGCTTTCGTAACCTTGACGTAGTATAATACCACCAGATCCGTTGCCAGCACTACTTGAACTCCAGTAGTTGGCATTTGAATACCAGTGATTACCATTGCTTTGATTGTATAGACCCTGTAGGTTGTTATTGTTACGGAACCAACCGTTGACATACAAATCACCAAATGTTGGGCTGCCGCCTGAGCCAATAAATCCAGGTCCGTTGGTCAATTGACTCAAGTTGGTCAAGTTACCGCTGTGCCACATTAGGTAAGAGTATCTAGCTACACCGTCATAGGTTGTTTCAACGTCTCGGCCTGCCCTGAAATACATGCTATCGCCATAGTTGAAGTATAGCTGGACGCTTGGGGTTGATCCGCCGGCGCCTGCCAGATGTAGCAACATGTTGCTGTATCCGGGTTCACCTACTAGATACCAACCGCTGGTTAACAGTCCTTCAGTTCCAGTACCGCCTGTGATTGATCCTCTAAAGGCCAAGCTCTGCTGTGTAGCAGTGATGAATCCAGGTCCGTTGGTCAGTTGACTTAGGTTACTTAGGTTACCTGAGTCCCACATGGTGTACTGTGTTCCGCCACCATAAGTACTGCGGTTGACATACATTGTACCGGTGGACCATCTAAAATGCCAACCGTAACTGTTATTGTGATGTCCGCTTTCGTTAGAATTCATCATCAGGTTAACGTTGCCGTTGCCGTTACCCGGACCTTCGATACCTGCCCAACCGTTGCGTGTACCGGTCATTCTCCATGAACCGTAGCTGGCATCATTTGGATACCATTGTGCGCTGTTCTGTGCAGCACCGGATGTTAATCCATGGAATCCAGTAATGGTCATCCATGTGTCTAATTGATAATAAGCGTTACCAAACTTGCCCAAGAAGCCAGGACCGTTGGTTAGTTGACTTAGGTTAGTTAGGCCGTTAGTACCACCGTTCATCCATATTGAACGCCATGTTCCATAGCTGCCGTTGTTGACTGTTCTTACCTGAACGTTAGCATCTTGGAAGAAGTTGTGTACCATTTGGAACTGATAATCGTTGCCAGTGTTAACGTGACGAGTAATAACACCGTGCCACCAGTCATTGAACGGGTTACCTGCGTAGCTTGACGCATTGTAGAATCCAGAAGCCTGAGCAGTATTCCAGTTGGTTGTTGGATATGTAGTCTTGGTTGAGTTGTCACCGTAGACAAAACGTTCAATAGTAACACCGCTCAACTGTGTAACACTGCCTGATGCTGTAACAAATCCCGGACCGTTGGTCAACTGACTCAAGTTGGTCAAGTTACCGCTGTGCCAGAATGTGTAACCGCTGTAGGTCAAGGTATTTCTACCGTTGTAGTAGTTTAGATATATGTCGTAACCGTTGGCAGCATCTAAGTGTAGATTGCCGTTAGTGGTTGCCACTGTGGCACGACCGGCGTCAGTTCGACCATTACCACCAAGGATAAGATCAGCTGACCAGGTACTGTTTGGACCTACATAAATCCTACTGTCTCCCTGGAAGCGACTGTCACCGTTAACATGTAATCTTGCTGTTGGCACACTTTGATTAATACCAACGTATCCATTGACAGGGTCAATGTTCATACGTTCGATAGGAATATCGTTACCTGCGTTGGTTGTTCCTGTACCTGGCTTTGTGGCAAATACTAGATAGCTTCGTTCACTACCCGGAGCATCGTTAAGTCTTAGACCAATCCACGCCTGTGGCGCTGTGTTATAGCTGGTACTATCGCTGTTGGTATTTCCGCCGGAATAGTTAAGTAGGTGGTTGAACGCAATACCACCGTAGTATGTTCCAGCTGTGGTAATACGTTGTACAGCAGGACCGATCTGCATTGCGTAGGTGCTGGCATTGATAACTGCGGCGCCAGTTCCGCTTGAATGGAACATGTGACTACCGCCACGGAAGTCAATTGGACTTGTATAGTACGCACTGATAAATCCAGGACCGTTGGTCAACTGACTTAGGTTATTTAGGTTACCGTTGTCCCATACACCGCGCTTTGTGACTGTTACTTTCTTTCCAGCAGGACATGCAGCTTCAGTAATGGTCCAGTTTCTATATGCTTGTCCTAGGTTATCTCCAATATATCGAACACTCATTCTACCGTAGTAGATATTGTTTGACAAATGGATGACCACGTTATTGCTAGCATCTATCGCGAGGCTAACTGTGCCAGGGTCCCAACCCATGTAACGGCATTCATAACTAATAAACGATCCGTTGACTAGATCTTGAGGGAATGTATAATAGCTTAACTCAATATAAATTGTCTGAGCATTGCCGTAAGCATAGCCTTCGATGATGATCTTAGGCATCTGGAAGCGAATGAACGGAATATTTGTTGTGATTAAATAGCCTGTTGTCGGAGTCGCTCCGCCGTTATAGTTAGCAACACCTATGGCAGTTTGTCCAGCAAAGAAACCTTGGTTAGATATTACAGTGTTAAATGTTACATCACCACCACTGGTAATAAATCCAGGACCGTTACTCAATTGGTTAACGTTGGTCAAGTTACCGGCGTGCCATACACCGTAAGTCTTGTAGAATAAGTTCGCAGAAGTTAATGTTAAATCTGGATTAGTTGTTAATGTGCCAGCACTGGTGTTTAACTTAACATAGAAGTTAGTACCATTAGTGTCGTTAGTGCCTAATAGTACGTTGTTACTTCCGCCTAGAGCAATACCAGCACCACCACTGACACCTATGTCTCTACCAATTCTGACCCTAGCAGTTGCTTCAACTAAGTAGTAAGATTCAAGATCGCCGTTGCCCGTAAATTGTATCCTAGTACTGCCAGTACCGCTTGGACCTACAACTAATACACCACCTGAGGTAATACGGGCTTTTTCGCTGTTACCAATACCAAATAATAAATTGTTTTCAGCACGTAGAGCAAGGTCACTGTTGTTACCTGCTGTCAGCGCACCGCCTGCTCCGCTACCCAAATAACCGATAGCACTACCGGCACTTGCTCCGTTCATAAAAGCCATGTAGCTTGTACCGGCTGCTCCTGACTGGAATGCCGCCCAGGCCTGAGCTGCCGGAGAACTTACAACTAGCTTGTAGCCAGTATTTCCACTTGTAGAGTTACCTACATAAACTGTACTACCAGCAAAACCTAAACTTACCGGACCAGCATTATAATATTGTAGACCCACGATACCTGCGGTATCTTTGGAATCCATGATCATCTGACCTTCACCGTAACCTTTGATGTTGGCTGTGCCAGTTACTCTATCTAGATATAGTACGTCGGTGCGTTGATCAGTTAGATCGTATACCGCGGCAGAAGCAACATACCATATTAATGGTGCGCCGCCGGTTGGAGTTGGACTACCTGTAACGTAGAAGAAATGTGTTGTACTAAACGTTCCAGAGTCACCGCAGTGTGCGACATAGGCATATTCTTCCCACTTGCCTGTACCAACGTTATTGGTTATCCAATAACTCTGACTGTTTGTACCAATTCCGTTCGATGCCCAGTTAAGTGTATAGCCGGCTGGAAGTCTTGCTTTAAATCTAGCAACTAATATTGCGTTAGCTCGTGTTCCTACACCAAAGTAGAAACCACCAAATCCCGGACTTTGTCCGCTACCGGCATGTTGTATCTGTAGAACAAATCCGCTAGTAGTAGGGGTTCCGCTAATAGCCGCAATTCTAGAAATTGTTGTTTGCCCTGATCCGTTATTATCGTAAACTGTTAGACCGTTAGTACCAGCGAAGAAATTTTCATCTAGATAGTTAGGATGCTTTTTAGCATTAGATCCAGTGACATGATATGCCAGAGTCGGCGCACCAGACAATGTAGTATCTACAGCATCCCATTGGAATTTACTGTCAAATTTTAAGCCGCCGGCTAAGTTTAAATTTGTACCGTCGAAGGTTAAATTGTTTGATCCAGCAAATACGTTGCCTGAATCTTTATATATAATTTGATTGGCAGCACCTGCTGAAATACCAGCACCGCTGGCACCAGCCGAACCTACTTCGCCTGCCGACCCGTAACTTACACTAGCAAGTCCGCTGTTTGTAGAATAGAAAGAACTGTCAAAATATAATGCGTTACCTTGCGCTCTTGCCACTGTTCGTTGTAATGCTCCACCAACATAGTATCGCACGTTAATACCGTCATAAACAATTTGACAATCAGTGTTTACAGTATATGCGCCAAAGTTACCTATACTAGTGCCACTTTCATAGATTCCTATTGTACCAGCATTGAAATAGAATGCGTAATCTAATGTGCCAAAGTCAGCGGCTGATCCCGGACTTTCATTAAGACCAAACATTGTACGACCAGTTACATCAGTTGCTTTTGCAGCGCACTGGGCCGCTCTAATAAATCCTTCTGCGGAATAAACTTGTGAATCCCAGACGCCGTTCGTGCCTCCAGTTTTAACAAATCTTGTCCAGTCAGTAGTTGTGATATTTGCGTCGGCTATCGGAGTCCATGCTGACCCGCCTCTTGGTCCAGTGGCACCTGTTGTTCCTGTTACCCCAGTAGCACCAGTTCCCCCACCTAGCCCGCTTGGTCCAGTAGCACCTGTTGCGCCAGTGAATCCTGTTGCGCCAGTTGCCCCAGTAGGACCTACTGGTCCAGTAGAGCCTGTTGTTCCTTGAGCACCAGTTCCACCATTAGCACCTGCGCCGCCTGTTGGGCCAGTGGCACCTGTTGTTCCTTGATTACCTTGATTACCTGTTGCGCCAGTTGCGCCTGTAGCACCAACTGTTCCTTGACTACCGGCTGGACCAGTAGCACCTGTTGTACCACTAAGTCCAGTAGCACCGGTAGATCCAATTAAACCAGCAATGGCTAAGTTCCAGTTTGCGTAAGGACCTGCTCCCACGTTACTGGCATAGTCAACGTTAACAGTAATGTTTAAACCACTTACTGCCGTAATAAAACCTTGCATGTAGTTAGAAGGAATAGCAACATAAGATGCTTGAATTCTACTACCAACCGAGAATGCGTGTACGCCGCTAGCTACAAAAGTTTTAGATCCTGTTGTTACTGTAAAAGAACTACCTGAAGTAACCGAATATCCTAGTCCTGTAGCACCAGTTCCGCCAACACTACCGTTGCCACCAGCGGCACCTGTACTACCTTGCGGGCCAGTTGATCCAGTTGAACCCTGTGGACCTGTACTTCCAGTAGCACCTGTTAGACCTGTTGCGCCGGTAGCACCTGTAGATCCAGCATTACCTGCGTTACCTACACTGCCAGTAGCACCTGTTAGTCCGGTTGATCCTTGATTACCAGTGGCGCCAGTCGATCCTTGTGATCCCGTTGAGCCAGCTGGTCCAGTAGCACCTGTTGTTCCTTGTAGACCTGTAGCACCAGTAGAACCTGGATTACCTAGTCCACCAGCACCTCCAGTAGCACCAACTGGTCCTGTCGAGCCGGTAGCACCGGGATAACCTGTAGCACCCTGACCGCCTGTTGCTCCTGTGCCACCAGTTTGTCCTGTCGCGCCCTGTGGCCCTGTTGAACCAGCTGGTCCAGTAGAACCTGTTGATCCGGTGGCACCCGTTCCGCCAACCCCGCCAACACCTCCGCCAGCACCTGTAGCACCTACTGGTCCAGTAGAGCCTGTGGTTCCCTGAGCACCTGTAGCACCTTGAGGGCCTGTTGATCCGGTAGAACCTGTAGTTCCTCGTAGCCCCGTAGCACCAGTGGAACCAAACGGTCCAGTGGCACCTGTAGCACCCGTTGTTCCAATTGGACCCGTAGCACCTGTGCCTCCTTGAAAACCTGTAGAACCAGAATTTGGAGAAATAAACGATAAAACGCCTGTTCCATCCGTGGATAAAATGTAGCCAGTGGCGCCGACTTCAGATGGTAAGGTTAAAGTAACCGTACCTGTGTTGGGCGATTTTAGGGTTACGCTTCCTTGTTGACTGGTATCTAAATTAATTGACATAGCTTATGACTTGTTATCCAATATTTATCTGTAAATTTATGTTGTGATTTCCACAGTTTCGACTCTTGCTACAAACCTTACAGGGTTTGAATCTGCGGCAGTTGCTACTACTTGAAGTCCTCCGTATACTGTATCTGCTATGACATTGACGTCATAGGCAGCATTGCTTGACCAAATTTTTGTTTTGTTTACTACTTTTACAGCAGTAGAAGCAGTTCCTGTTACTTTAGAAATTATTCCATTAAATTCCCAAGCACCTTCGTTAGCAGATGTTGTGGCTTTTGCTGTAACTAAAATTTTAAAAGAAAACGCAGAATTATTTGGTAGTATAATTTGATTAGTCGTTCCTGCCGCAGTTCCATCTGTAGTTAATGCGGTTGCTATTGCGGCGGCTACTTGTCTACGTAGTATATAAAATCCTGCTTGAGCATCTCCGTCAAACTGGAAATTGCCCGAAGAGATTATATGAGCATAGTTAATGTTTCTAGTAATAGCACCAGGGCCTACTACAAGATTGCCAGCGATACCGGCTCCGCCATACACAACCAATCCGCCTGTAGCAGTACTAGTAGCATTTGTAGAAGTAGTTACAATTACTCTTTTAGCAGTAAACGGATCTAAGCTGGTAATTGCTGATTGAATCTGCCAGGCGTTGCCGTTCCAGACCCAGGTCCTGGTTCCTATATTATAGGTATCGCCTACATTGGGATTTGAGGGAAAATTTAAATCTGCCATAATTAATTAACCGTTCTATTTAACATTACATGGCTCCTGTAAATTGGATCCAATAGTACCGTGTACCACTCCATATCCACTGATACTCAACGCCAATGCTTGGATCAATCCAAAAATCGCCCAACCTGTTAGTTGATGTTGTAGGTGGAGTAGTTGATACTGTTACCCTTGGTGTATATAACGGTGTTCCCCCTTGACTATAAACATCTCCTTGTATATAAACATCACCTGTAACGCCTATACCGCCCGATACTTGGACAGCATTACCTGCTACAGTTGATGTAGAATTGCCTGTGTTTGTAAACGAAACTATATTCGTAGTTGTAGCGCCACGGTTTGTTATACTCTGTAACGTGCTTGTATTCCATACAGTAACCGCGCCAGTTGAAGTGCTAATCGCTGTATCTGTTCCAGCAGTTATGAAGCTTACATAACTACCAACACCGCCTGTTCCTGATGTTAAAACTTCGTATCCAGCAACGAATAATTTTTCACCAATATAAACTGTTCCGCCAATGCCTGCCCCGCCAATGATAGTTATTGCTCCGGTCAGTGTGCTTGTTGCCGAAGTAGAGTTGACTAATTCTAAAGAACCAAATTTAGCAGATCCCCATGTTCCTGTATTAGAGAAAGCAGCCGGATAGTTTTCAACTCCGCCGGGATAGACATTAGTTTTATAAACTAATTTTTGAGTAGCATTATCCATACCTAAGAAGGCATGGTTATCATAGGCAGTATTAAGTGTGCTTGTTGTGTTATAGTGAAGTACTAGACCTCTATCGTACCCGTCGTTAATGCCTAATAGCGTATCGTTGGCACCAGCGCCTAACTCGATAACAGGATCAGTTATATAAGTTTGTGTAGAATTTACAAAAGTTTGACTACCAAATACCTGTAACGAACCATTAATTACTGCGTTACCGTTGACATTTAGTGCCCCGCCAATACCTACGCCACCAGTTACAACTAATGCTCCGTTGGTTGTAGCAGTACTTGCCGTAGCATTAGTAATACGAATAGCGTTATTAGTTGTAGATCCTCTATTCGTGACACTTTGTAAAGTACTAGTATTCGAGATTGTAATAGTACCGGTATTGGATGTAACTGAAAGATCAGCACCTGCTGTTAGAGTTTGAACACCTAAGTTAGTAATGGTAACAATACCGGTACCGGAATTTACACCTATATAGGTCGAACCTTGTATAGCAATTACACCGGTGTTGTCAATAGTAAATGAAGTTGCTGTGCCAACAGTGACAGCACCGGATCTAATACTAATTCCTGTTCCGCCAACTGGGGTAACACTTGTTACGACTCGATTTGATTGATCGTAAAGGGCACCTGCGAATACGTTTCCTGCTATTCCTGCGCCACCTGCTATAATTACAGCACCGGTACTTGTGCTTATTGAAGCAGTAGTAGCAGTTACATTAAGAATGCCGGAAACGTTAACAGTATTTAGATTTGAAGTAAGGAGAACGTCTAGAGTATTACCAATAGTTGCGTTACCTTGCGGAATGCTAAGTCCGCCAATAATGATTGAATTAGTGGTAGAATTTCCTCTGGAGGTAACAGCGGTAAGGTCGTCAATACTTTGAATTATTACGTTACCGGTACTGGTATTAATAGAAATACCGCCACCCGATGCTGTGTTAATAGATGTTACACCATAAGTTCCTAGGGTAGCATTTGTAATTACTAAACTTCCATTAGCATAGATGTTGTTAGCTTTAATATCTCCACCAACTTCTAGCTGTGCAGTAGCAGTGGTTACATTGATACCAACAAAATTTGAACCAAATCCTCCTTGTTGGACACGAATAACTTCATTTGGTCCAAGTGCTAAACCTAAAGCACTGTTTACATTTAGAGAAAAATATCCTGTTGAATTTGTTCCTGTAAAGTATAGATCTAATAATCCGCCAGTTGAATCGTTCCATGATTGGAGACGATAATTTCCGTTTACGTTTAATGGGGATCTCGAATCAACGCCACCGTCTCCAACAGTTACTTCTCCAGTTACATACGTTCGTTTAGCAACATACAATCCGCCGGATAACTGTACGGCAAATTGACTTCCGTTAATTGTAGCTTGAGATGTATTAGAGAATGTTATTGCTCTATCAGTTGTTGCCCCGCGCTGTGTAACTAATTGAAGAGTATCAGTTTCTGTCGTTAATGTCTTAACGCCATTTGAGTAAATGTCCTTGGCCCAAATGTCTCCAGTGACTCCGATACCGCCTGCTACTGTTAGTGCTCCAGTAGTAGTAGAAGTAGACGACGTAGCATTAGTAATGTTTATAGCATTAGTAGTAGTAAATCCTCTACCGGTCACTGTCTGCAAGGTGCTATTATTCCAAACATACACTTGTCCAGTTTGACTACTTACCGAAGTATCAGTGCCGGCATATAGTGCTGTTATACCTAAACTGCCGATGCTACCTTGAGTAACAACTAAGCTACCGTCTGAATAGAGATTGGCACCGTAAATATCGCCGCCGACACCTAATCCGCCAACTATAGTGACCGCACCAGTTACTGTACTAGTTGCCTGAGAAGTATTTGTAAATTGTACTACAACGTTAGTAGAACTTCCTCTACTGGTTACGGTCTGTAATGTGCTTGTAGTCCATACGGTTACTGCTCCAGTTGAAGTGTTTACCGCGGTATCTGTTCCGGCAGTAAGAGTTGTTACAGCATACTGAGGAATAGTTACAATAGAAATTAACTTGCCGTCGACGTCATAAAAGTTAGCGCCGCTATAAACTCTCTTGGCAAAGTATGCTCCACCGTTGGATATTAGTGAGCCAGAACCACTACCGCTAGAATCGCCAGTACTTTCTAATTTTAGTGTACCAAATCTTGCGGCACCCCACGTTCCTAAACTAAGGAATGAAGGAGTAATTTGACTAAATGGTCCAGTGGCTACTCCAGTTTTAAAGATCAACGTTTCTGATGCGTTGTCCATACCAAAGAAGCTTCGTCTGTATGTTGCTGTGCTAATGACCGCGCTAGGATTATAGTGGAATAATAAACCTCGATCAAATCCGTCGTTTATTAAGATATCAGAATTGTCTGGGTTAGTACCTAAATCTATTACAGGGTCTGCGATAGAAGTCTGAGTACTGTTCACTATTGTGGTCGTACCTTTAACAGTTAGGTTACCAACAACAGTAGCACTTCCACCCACATAGATATCTTTGCCAATACCTACGCCACCGTTAACAACAATAGCACCGGTGGTGGTCGATACAGCATTATCCATGCTGGTAGCAAACAACTGATTAGTAAAGTTTAAACTGCCGTTTACCTGTAGATCGCTTTCGATTGTGGTCAATGACCCCGATGGATCTAATACAAGATTACCGCTAATTGTTTGAACTCTGTTTGACGAGAATAATAATGAACCAACCTGAATACTTGTTGGCTGAAGCACTGACGCATTAACGCCGTCACTGATTGTTAAACTTGATAACGGTCCTAATCTAAAGTTGGCCGTTCCAAAATCCACGTTGCCTGAACGCTGATTAATACGGAACTGATCGCCGACACGGAAATCTCCAAGTTGATCAACTGTTTGATAGTAAACTTTTGCGCCGTTTAGTTTGACAATTTCATTATCTTGTACAGTTAGTGTCGGATCGTTGGTAAAATCTTTTCCTGAGCCAATGAAGCTCATGTTAAACGCAATGGCTTTTATGTCAATACCTTCACCGTCGGCATAGATACCATAATTTCCGTAGCAGGCTGCGCTGCCGATACATCTTAACTCACCACCAAACTGTCTGTAGTCTGCTAGAGTAATCTGAAGGGCGCTGGCAACAACTGTGGCTGTATAAGAAGCAGTTGTTGAATAGATATTTTGTGCGCCCTGCCCATCATCTTTAAAATCTATACTGGTAGTGGCTCCATCTGCGTGGATCAATATTGTAGTATAAACATCAGAATTATAAGCAGTAGTGCTAGGAGTAAACGTGGTGGTGTTTCTACAAATGTTACTAACACGGATTTCATCCATGTAACCCTTTAACGATACACTAGGTACTACTCCGTTACCACCAATTTCTAAAGCATCGCTGTTAGTGATACTGGCTGTTGCTGTGGTAGTTCCTTCTAGAACACCGTTAACAAACAATCTGTTGGTGTTAAACGCATCTCGAGACATTTGCACATGATACCAACTGCCTGCGCTCAATGCTGTAGTTGCTGTGAATAGGATAGTACCGTGTTGGCCGACTAGCTTATTGTCGGCTCCAATGTACATACCAAAGGTAGTCGAAGGTGCCGACCCTTTGTTAAACAGTTGTTGTTTAGCATTAATGGAATCTAAATAGACCCAAGATTCTAACGTGTAGGCGTTTAGGCCGTACTGTAAATCACTGTCACTAACAATGTTTAATAAGTCGCCGTTGGTTGTAAAATGTGCTGATGCTGTTCCAATTTTACGTTGGAAGCTGTCCATTGCTACATTACCGTAGACATTAATTACTTTGCCGCTACGATCTTGTGCTTCAACAAAGCCGCTGGCCTTGCCAGTTAGATATATGTATTCTGGAGTTACTTCATTAATAACGCCACTAGCCGCTACGGTACCTGTAGAGCTGATGTAATATAAATTATGCCCTACGGTGAATGTACCTGTGCTGTTGGCTAATCGTAATCGTGTACGGCCGGCGCCGCCCCAACCGGCTGATCCACTTTCGTAATGGATTCCTTTGTTGGCAAAATAGCTAAAGCCGTTTAGTAACTCTACTCGTGTACCGTTAGTAACATATACTGCGGTAGCATTTGGAGTAATGAATGTTGCTTCGTTGAATAAAAATGCCGCTTCAAGACTGGTAGAATCTACAAGAGCACCATCTAAGTATGCGCCGCCACCAGCATCTGTGCTGTCGTAGCCATATGGATCGCCTGATACAGGATTAGATCCTTTTGTAATAACACTAACTCGTTCTACATAGGGACTACGTGTTGTAATTTTCATTCCAGGATCGTATTCAAACGCATAACCTGGTTTATAAAATCCGCCAACTGTAAGGTCGCTGATTGTAGTTTCGCCATTTAATAAAAATGCTGAACTGGTATTTGTTGCTGTAGTAGGTTTTACATATACTTGTCGAAGGCCTGCGCCACGAACACTGACTCCGGTAGGAACAGTTAGTGGAAATTGTTCAGTATAGGTACCAGCAAGGATGTGTACAACTGCATTTTCTCCCACTGCGCCCGCAAGCTCTAAACCTTGCTTAATTGTTTGTACTGCGCTCTGAGGAATTTTTCCGTTAGCAGTATCATCACCTTGTTCGGAAACATAAAATACATGTTGGTCGGCTCGAAGGATATCCGTACCTTGTATTCTTAGTGTTCCGCCAATGTTTACATCACTGGAAAAGCCAACGCCGCCTAAAACTGTTAGGGCACCAGAAGTTGAATTCGTCGAAGAAGTAGTGGAAACAATGTTTAGCGGGCCGCCAAACGTAGATTGGCCAGATAGGCCTATGCCCCCTTTGATTATTAGGGCACCTGTAGTTGTGCTTGTCGATGTGGCAGTTAATCCGTTAAGGACTACCGCACCGTTTTTAACGATGAAATCACTTTGTGCCATTCAGTTTCCCTTTCCACGTGAAGGCGGCTTTAATAGAAATATTTATCCGTATGTTAAAAAGGGCTCCTAAGAGCCCTAAGTGTTAGGTTACAATAGCCATTCGTAACGCTCGTATGTTCATACTCACCGGAGTATAGTTAGGAGTAAAGACCACTTGTATATCACCTGTGTTATAGCTAACATCAAATGCTCCAAGTTCTCCTGTGTTGGTAAGAATGCCATACTGACTGATGTACACGCCATTTTGTGTTGCGCTTCCGTCGTAAGTTACCATCAACTCTACTACATGGAATTTATTAGGTGTACCAGTATCAGTCACTTGAACTAGATATTTTGCTGTTGTAAATTGATTTCCTACATAAGTATCGATCAATACTGGACTAGTATCATTTTTACCCGCTACTTTAGAAGAACTAATTTTGTTAGAATCAGCCGCTGTTCCAGTACCAATTAATAGAGACCCTGCTTTAGCATAGCCGCCGGCAGTAATGTTTCCGCTGATACCTACGCCACCAAATACCTGTAATGCTCCAGTTGCTGTAGTACCGTCGTTTCCGCTAGATGTATTGATCCTTACATCACCGTTGGAAACGTATAATGCCCATTTCTTAGTAGCAGTTGCGCCGCCAGTAAATGTTGGAGCATTATCGATATATAATGTGGTAGCATTGTCCCAGTTAGGCGCAAGTGTACCAAGTATTGTCGGTTGACCCAAACTGTGAATTGCTAAAGTACCGGCATTTGCTCCGATTGTTGTTAAATCAACATATGAAGAAGCAGGCAATGATAAACCTGCGCCAGTTGTTCCAATGACAGATTTTGATACTGTGCCGTTTCTTGTGATAGATCCGCCAATGTAAACATCTTTAGCAATGCCCGCACCGCCATCAACAATTATCGCACCGCTATTTGTTCCAATGGATGTTGTTGTAGACTGTACACGTATGTTTCCGCCGATCCAAACATCTTGTCCAATACCTACTCCGCCAACAACAGTTAAATCTCCTGTAGTCGTCGATACAGCATTTGATCCGCTGGTGATACTAGCAGTCTCAATATTGATTCTGGTAGCATTAATGGTCTTGCCAACGCCCAATCCACCGGCAATTACAATGGCACCTGTAGTTTTATCAGTACTATCAATAGTACTTAATACATCTAAACGTTCAACAGTCAATGTATTAACAACACTAACCAATCCACCAACGTTTAAATCACCGTAAATGCCTGCGCCACCTTGTACAACCAATGCGCCTGTGTCGGAACTAGTGCTTTCTGTAGCATCGTATATTCTTGTTTGGCCGCCAACATTAAGTCTCTTGCCAATGCCAACACCGCCATCAACTACTAACGCACCGCTAGCGGTATTATAGGACTCTGTTAGATTGTAAACATGTATCGTACCTGTAGTAGTTACACTGCCGCCAATGTTAAGATCTTGACCAATACCAACGCCACCATTAATAATAACAGCACCGGTGCTAGTACCATATGACGGAGTTTGATTCGAGAAGTAGAATGTATTGGTAAATTCACCGCCAATTCCTGCGTTAACTGTACCGGTTGTTAAAATTTGTGCGCCGTTGATCCAGCCTTGATCGGCTACATACAAATACTTTGTGCCAATGCCGCCGTCTGGAACTTTTATAGCATTATTTTCAATGCTGGTTATGCTCCAATGCTCGGCTGTATTTGTTACAGTATTGGCAAATATAGAATTATTGCCAAAGTATGCTCCGCCTGTTACTCTTAAGGTGCCTGTTAAGTTGTCTGTTGAAACATTATTGTCTCGTAAAACTAAACTACCAGCTTCTAAAGTACTCCAGGTCCCTGAGTTGTAGTAATCACCATACGGATCGTTACCGCCTACATCTGAATCGATGCCTTGTTTAAAAATAAAGCGTTGTGTAGTATTTTCTAAACCTAAGAAAGCTCTAAAATCACTTGCTGTGTTGACAGCAGTTTGATAATGAATTAATAAACCCTTGTCATAGATATCTGGTACTGTTAAGATACCTTTATTAGGAGCACCGCCAATATCAATTACAGGATCAACAATATATGTATTTGTAGAATTAACTGTTACCTGTGTACCTTGACCTAATAGTAATAAGTCGCCTTCAATTATGGCGCTGCCTTTAACTGTTAGATCTCTACCTACCCAAGCACCTCCAGCAACTACTAATGCATTTGACGCTTCTGTTCCTGTAGAAGTAGCAGTACTTCCAATGATTAAATTCTTACCTATTCCAACGCCACCTGCTACAGTAAAAGGTGCTGTCGCAGAATCAGTAGCAATGGTATCATTAACAACTTTAATTGTATCGGCTGTTAAGTTTCTTCCAACAGCAACACCACCAGTTACTACTAATGCGCCTACACCTTGACCTATTGAGTCCGTATTATCGGAAATTTGTATAAGACTTTCGAATCTCGATGGACCAGCAACTCCAATACCACCAGAAGTTATTTGAACAGCATTGCCGCCTACAGTTGATGTACTGCCTTGATTAGATGTAAAGAATCCTCGTTGAGCCCATATGTCTTGTCCAACTCCGAGGCCGCCGTTAATAACAAGTGCGCCTGTTGAAGTTGATACAGCATTTTGTGTACTTTGAATAGTGGCCGTAGTTAGGACAGCAAGATAGCCACCAACATAAACATTACCGCTGATGCCTGCTCCACCGCCTTTAGACAGTATCAACGCACCGGTTTGTGTACTAACTGCCTGCGTACTTGTGGAAATTAAGATACCGTCGGGGAATTCTGCCAAACCTACGTTTGCTGTAGCACGAGTTAAAATTTCGCTGTCGTTTAATTGGAACGGACCGTAAAAGCTGCCGCCGCCTTGACCGTAAATTCCGTTACCAAAACTAATACCGCCATTAACCTGTAGGGCTTGGCCTGCTGCAGTTGATGTACTGCCTTTTGTTTCGCCGATGAAGACTGTACCAGAAGTAATATAAACTGACCAGGCTTTTTCAATTGTTAAATTGGCGCCACCTGTTGGTGCGCCTTTAATATATAAACTTGTTGCGTTTGTATAGGTTGCGTTTTCACTAACTGCGTCTAAAACACTGCTACCAAAGTAGTTTACAACGCCCCAGGCTGTTCTACCAGATGTTAAACTATCTGTAAATGTGGCATCGCCTAAGGCAAATTGGGCACCCAGGTTATGATTAATACCAGTTACATTACCTGTTCGTTTGATGGAACCTGCAATGTTAACATCTTTTGCGATTCCTGCTCCGCCGTAGACAATTAAAGCGCCGCTAGTAGTGTTGGTAGATTGGGTTACCCCTTCTATCTGCAGGCCTTCCTTGACAACGAAATCTTTATATAGTGCCATTTCTTTTTAATCCTTAAAGTTTACCTACTGATGCCGGTTTTTATAACCTTAACCTGTTTAACTGAAGCCTGATTTGCCGTGAACAACAATCTTACTAGCCCATTTCCACTTATGTTATAATCCACGTCAAACACTCCAACTGCCCCTCCTGTAGTAATAATACCGTATTCTGACTTATAAACGTTGCCATCGTTGTCCACTAATACGACTATTTCAACTACGTGAAATTTTGCCCCAGGTCCTACGCCATCAGCTATTTGAATTAAGTTCTTGGAAGTCCTATAACTCGAAGCAGGAAAACTGTCTATTACCGTAGTACTTGTGTTATTTATGCTGGTACTGCGTGTAAACAGCTGACCGTCTCCAAAACGGATGCTTCCCGAGACCTGTAATTTGTCTACGCCATTGTCGATCTGTGGGCCTAATAGTAAATTTCCGCTTGATTTTACAACTGCTAGCCTGACGGTGTTGGCAGTATCGCTGTAAAGTGTTAAACCACCTTCGAATAGATTGGTGCCGCCCTGTCCTGAAAAGTTATTTCCGCCAACTTGCCATGTGTAACTCTGTCCGTTTGTGGCAGTATTACGCATTCTAAAGTAGACTCTGTCTGTTGCTATGTTACTTTCTAAAGTAATGCTTTTTCCAACAAATAAATCACCGCCAATTCCAACTCCGCCCCATACTTGGACGGCTCCAGTTTGCGTACTTGTAGCTAGAGCAGGGTTGTTAACTTTGAATGGAGCAGTAATTGTACCACCATTCCAATATAGATTGTCTAACGGAACGCCTTCGGAGAAATATCGTTGAGCAAAAACATCGCCATTAACACCAAGTCCGCCGCCAACTTGTAGTGCTCCAGTAAAGGTACTTGTGGCAGATGTAAGGTCGTATATTTTTACTGGGCCGCCAATATTCATGTTGCCGCCAATACCTACGCCGCCGGCAACTACTAACGCACCACTATCTGTAGTTGTTGATGTTTCTGTGCTGGTTAATCTTAGTTTACTAGCCTGAAAAGTTCCAGTTGAAGAAATTTCAGTAAAGAAACCTTTTCCAGGAATTTTAACACCAATGTCAGTTGCGTTAATTTGTTTATTTGTAATGTCCTGACTTAAGGTATCGCCTACTAATTGAAACCAGTAAACAGGATCTGTATCTAAAATTTCTTGTTCAGTAAACGTAGTATAATAATATCTACCCTTGTACAGAGTACCGTTAGATACGTAAACTATAGCACCAGATAGTTTAGCAGATGTATTAGCATCTGTTGATCTTGTCCAAGTTCCGTTTGTGCCAATTCCTAAATTAGAAACTATATAGATACCATTTTCAACAGGATCGTCCTGCTGAGAAACTAAAACACGATCATCTTTTAATAAAGAAACTCCGTCAACTTCAATAGGAGCACCTCCTACCAAGTCAATCGTTCCGGTAGTTGCGGCTTTTACTGGACCTTTGAACGCAGTAACTGCATTTAATTGAGGAATGCTTACAGGCCCGTTGATAGTAAATGTTCCGGTCCCGTTTGGATTGTAAACTACATCCCCATTTGGTATTAAGCTCTGTATGAATGTTGCCGTTGTAGTTGCGCTAAAGTTAATAAATCCTAAACTAGTTGCGTAGGTAGTTTGAGAATTTACTGTAACGATTGTAAAACCAGTAGACGTACTCGGAGTATTACCCAACGCAGCCTGAGTTTGTTGTAGTGTAATAAACCCGGTCGGTGATGTAGGGTTTCTAACTGATCCGCTTAATAATATTGCCACGTTATGCTCCTACCACCAAGATGAACGGTGTCATAGTTGCGTACAAACTCTTTTCAAAGGTTCGTCCAGCAAGTACACCAGTACTCTGACTAATAACTAATGTTGGTCCGATTCTAAAATCTCCGTTTTGGTCTGTTGATGTAAAGAACACCTTACCGTTATTTAATTGAACCACTTCTTTGTTCTGTTGTGGGTCAGCAGTACCTACTTGAGGCAGAGCACCGTATTGTGTACCAGCACCTACATACTCAAATAAGTATCCAGACGCTGAAATGTAACTCTGTTGATAGAATCTTACTGTAGCACCATCGATGAATAATGTTGGGTCTGTTACGTTTTGTTCTAGTCGAACAATGTGATACTGTCCTTTTCGATTAAAGTAACCGTTACCTGTGTTTACAGAATTATAATTTCCACCGTATATTAAATCGTATCCTACCGCATCAATGATTGCTCCAACATCTCGATAACACTTATCTTTAGGATAATTTGGAGCGTCGGTAAACGCAGTATCAATATACGCAATAACTTCAGCTTTGATAAAATCTCTATTTGCCAATAGTAAGTCAAATGCGTTGATAACTTGAGTACTTGTACTTGCTACTTGACTAATTGGTTGTTTTGCTGGTGCTACTCCGGGACCATTGTTAATAATATTTGTAATATTATCTATTTTATCTTGTACTAAGGAAACTTCGATACTAGTTCCAGTTGACGCAGATAATACTTGCGGAACTTTAAATTGGTAAGTGTTATCTAATGATGTTCCGGTAATAATATTACCGACTATGGTCTTAATATAGTCATACGCGGCAGTTGTTTGAGGAATTTGATCGTCAATGGCAGTATCAGCGGCATTAAATCCGTAGTAGTATACGCCGCTGGTAATACTTTGCCTGTTGCCGCCGTGTAATAGATCAAAACTTAATGAATCGACTATGTACCCAACATCTCTATAACAAATTTCTCTATCGTAACTAAACTCTTGATTATCTAAATCTATACGAGCAATAACTTCATCTTGAATAAATGCTTTATTAGCTCTTAATATATCGTAACTTGCTAGTATATTGGTGCTAGTTGAAACTACTCCGTTTGGAACAATTAAGTCAGTTACTCCAGTAGTTCCACCTGTCAATATTGACAGAATTAAATCAACATTATTTTGTACTGTTTGAGAAATCTTAACAGTACCCGTAGATAAATTTAACACTTGTGCTGTAGAAGTTGTAGCATCTACCGGTTCGTTGACTATGACTTTGCCTACTAATTCTTTAATATATCTTATAGCATTTGTAGTTGTTGTTAGTTGTGAAATTATTTCTCCAGTATAGGCATCTTGGTTCCAGTACTGTAATCCGGCAAACGTGCTTTCAGTTGTACCTTCGTACAACAAATCAAAAGCAATACTATCGATAATTAAACCAGTGTCTCTCTTACATTTTGTTTTATCATATAAAAATCCAGTGTTGTAAGTGTTATTAATATAGGCAATAGTTTCTGCTCTAATAAAATCTCTATTAGCATTTAATAGTTTAACAGCGTTGACAGTAGAAGTGCTGGTGCTTGCTGTTACAGAAATTGATTCTTTAACCGTAACTTCGTCTGGACCGCGCTCAATAATATTATTAATTAAATTAACATTATTCTTAACTATTTGTGCTTCGACTGTTGTTCCAGTCTGTGTACTAATAACCTGAGTGATTAATGTTTGTTGTGGGTCCGTAATTAAAGTTCCCGTAACAATATTTTCAACAATACTTTCAATGAAATTATAAGCACTGGTAGTCTGTGGAATTTCTTTAGGTATTGCTGTGTCTTCTCCGTTATATCCGTAATAGTATACACCGCTTTGAACAGCTTGTTTGTTACCACCGTAGAGTAAATCAACGCTTACGCTGTCGATCATATAACCTATATCTCGGAAACATTTTTCTTTGTCGTAAACAAACCCTGTAAAATTACTGTTAATATAAGAAACAATTTCGTCTTGAATAAATGTTCTATTGGCTAACAATAAATCAAAAGCATAAGTTGAGTTAATGTCACTGCTCGCAGTTAAACTAATAGAAGTTAATGTTCCGGCAATCGCAGGTCCATTGTTGATAATATTTGTGATTTTATCAACCTTTGCTTTGGCCTTTGTTATTGTAGTACTATTAGCAGGCAACATATAAGTTATCTGATTTGTAGTATTTCCTGCGCTAGGAATAATTTCAACTCCGCTGATAATATTACCAAGTATGTCTTTTAGTCGATTATAAGCGGCTGTAGTTTGGGGAATTTCATTTAAAATAGCTGTAGACGTACTAATATATCCGTAATACAACACTCCGCTCTGAATACTCTGCTTATTGCCGCCGTGTAGTAGATCAAATGCCACACTGTCAATCATGTATCCTGCGTCTCTTTGGCATTTAGCAGAGTCGTAAGTAAATCCACTTGTCTTAGTAGTTTCAACATAGGCAATAACTTCAGCTATTAGATATTCTTTGTTAGAAAGTAACAAATTATAAGCATAGTTTGTATTTGTAGAAGAACGTCTTTTTCCGTTAGGAACAATAATATCAGTGACTCCGTTAGTTCCGGTGTTTAAAATATCAATAATAAAACCAAAGTTATTTCCAACAACAGCCGATTCGTTTGATGTTGCCACTAATGTTGAAGTAGTTTGTGTAACGGTACTTTGATATCTTGTGCCGCTCTGATTATTAACTACAACTTTTTGCGCCAATGAGCTAAGGTATATAATAGCGTTAGTAGTAGTTGTTATTTCGTTGGCAATATTTCCAACATAACTATTTTGATTCCAATATTGGATTCCGGCAAATGTACTTTGACTATCGTTAGTTGACGGATATAATAGATCAAACGCAATACTGTCAACAATTAATCCTGTATCTCTCAAACACTTGGCCTGATCATATACAAAGTTAGATGTTTGATCAACATAGGCAACAACTTCATGTTGTAGATATTCCTTATTTGCCTGAAGTAAAGTATATGCCGAAATTGTTGAAGTGGACGTACTCGCAGTTATTCCGTTTGGTACAATTATGTCTGTTACGCCTTCGGTACCGTTTTCAAGAATAGTTAAGATTACATCAAAATCCTTCCCTACATTGGCAGCAACAATTGATGTGGAACTAGTTATTGTACTAGTCACTTGAGTAACAGTACTTTGATATCTATATCCAGATGTATTATTACGAACAACTTGTTGTGCTAGAGACTTTAAGTAACTAATTGCTCTAGTTGTAGTGGTTTCTTCACCAGGAATAACACTTGCGTTTTGGTTCCAATATTGAAGGCCGGCAAATGTACTCTGGCTTGTTCCTTGGAATAATAAATCCTGTGCTAGAGAATCAACGATCAGTCCTGTATCTCGACTGCACTTAGCAGGATCGTAACTAAATTTACTTGGCCATAGATCGTCAACAAATGCTACAGTTTCTTCTTGGATAAATCTTCTATTCTTATCAAGCAACTTTTTAGCATTTAATATATTGATGTTAGGGTCAACATATTGTCTAGGTCGAGTAATTTCTGGACTACTAGTAGATCCGTCTTTGATTATATTAGCGATAATGTCAAATTTAGATCCTAGAGATCCGACAGCATCGATTCCGCCAGTTAAAGTTGAATCAAATATCTGTGAATACGCAGTTTGATACGTTCCAAGATCGTTGGTAGAATTAATATAGGCAATTACTTCTTCTTGGATAAATGATCGATTAGCTTGTAAGGCAAGATACGCATTATAATCTTCCGGAATTAACGATTCTGTTAAAGAAACAGGAACCTTAGCGTTGGCCGCATTGGGTCCGTTGTTAATAATATCAACAATAAGATCAATGCTATCTTGTAATTTTGTTACTTCTGTTATTGTGGCAGTAGAAATATTTGTTATTTGAGGAACAAAAGTCTGATAAGTAGAAGTTGTTATTCCTTGTACTACATACGGAATTAATTGTCGGATATAATTATAGGCCGCAGTAGTTGCTGGGATCTCATTAGCTATCGCAGTTGAAGAAGAATTGTATCCGTAGTAACTAACGCCACTTTGAATAGCCTGTCTGTTACTCGACACATCTCCGTACGGATGTAGCAAATCAAACGCTACGCTGTCAATCATATACCCTACGTCTCGATAGCAAAGGCCGGCATCGTAAGTAAATCCAGAAGTTTTTGTTGTTTCAACATAGGCAATCGCTTCTTCTTGGATATATGTTTTATTACCTAATAATAAATTATAAGCCTTTGTTCTTTCTTCTGTTCCTGATATTTCACCGTTAGGAATAATTTTATCAGTTACTCCTGCAACTCCATCAACGATGATATCTAATATTACCTCAAAATCATTTCCTACGATTGTAGCGGCTACGATCGAAGCAGGTGGCGGAGAAATATTTTGTGTAACAGTAGATTGGTAACGAGTTCCTGAGCTAACGCTACCTGTTATATTTTGAACAATTTCTTGTGCTAACTGCTTAACATACCTAATGGCATTAGTAGTAGTGGTCAGTTCGTTGGCAATGGTGCCAATATACTGATCTTGATTCCAGTATTGAAGACCGCTAAAATTACTCTGACTTAGTTCAGTTGTTGGGTATAACAGATCTACGGCAATAGAGTCAATTATTAGTCCAGTGTCTCTCTTACATTTTGCCTGATTATATACTAATCCGGCGACCGGTTCATTTTGTATTACTCGAAGAGCGAGATTTTTAGCATAGCTAACTGCTAAAGATGTGGTTGTTTCTTGGCCAGGAACAAGTGTCACTTGATTTGTAACAGTTGACGACAATGACTCGTCGACTATACTTGACAATACTGTATAATATGCGTTACCACAGAAATATAAATTAAAAAACGCATCGTAATTTAAGTCTTGATACCCGGATACTATTGGACGGTCTAAAGTTATCGATCTAAAATTGACATCAATTACCTGTGTACCAGTAGTGATATAAGGAATGCCTGTATCTGGATTTACAGAGTTTCCAAAAACATCAGTCACATAAAGTGTATGACCGACTGCGACGTCAGTTACATCGATATCATTGATAGTGTAACTGTTAGTAACAAGGGTGTTAGTGTTAATTGTGGCAATCAGGTATCCTGGATATCCTGCTGAATTAACGTAAGGAACCCTATCACCATTGTAATCAAGGTAAGTATCAGGGGCAACAACTTCCATAACTTGCCCGATGTGTGGACGATCTCTATCGTTAGGAATAAAGACTTCCATTCTTTGTTTGTTTGGCCAAAAACCTAATGGGTAGAAATCACTGTTAGGTACGTTTGTAGGATACGCAGGGTTTCTAACAAATCCTGCGAATGCCAATTTGCCTAAACCTTTTGCCGTTAAACAAGTATCACCAAAGTTTGCGTTAGAGTTAGTAATAGAAGCAATGCCGCCGTTCTCAACAATAACAGCCTGACTACACATAATAGTAAACACAGAAACTAACTGTGCGTATCCGTTATTAATAATGTGGACTCCGATACCGCCTTGTGTAACTTGCGTGAACGCATCAAACACAAAAGATTGAATAGGTGATCGTATACTCGGAGCGTTCCCGTCAACTAATGCGCCACCCCCAGACCCTATAGGATCAAGTCTACGATCAGCATACTTGTCTCCGTCATTTACAGTCCATGCTGTGGGTATATCAGCATCTAAGAACGGATATACCGAAGTTTCTCCAAAATAGATTGTTGCGTTATCGCTAGGACTTACAGTAGGAGAACTTAATGTAATTAAGTATACATTATCTGACACGGTTGTGATCGCAGTTATTGTAGACGCATTATTAACGCCATTGGGACTTAGACCAGTTGGATATATTAATCCGTAAAGATCTTCTTTAGGATTTGGAACACTGCTTTCGCCGCTTTGGATGATTGATGAAATTAAATTAAAACTTTCAATTATTCTAGTATTAACAACTTGACCGTTGTCTAAATTTAAATTGATAACCTGGAAGGTAGAAGTATCAAATAAATTAGTTACAGTATTATTGACAATAATATCTACTGATAAATCTCTAATATAATTAATTGCCGCGATTGTTTGAAATTGTTCTCCGGAAATTAAACTGGTATTCCCGGACCAATAGGCTAGCCCTGCTTCGATACTTCTTTTGTTCCCGCCGAATCGAGCGTCACCAGCAACCGCATCAACGATATATCCTACATCGCGATAACACTTAACTTGATTATATACTAAATCTGGAAATTGATCTTCTACGAATGCAACAGCTTGTGTTTGTAGAAATATCCTATTCTTTTCTAGTAACAACTGAGCATTTCTATATCCTTCGTTGGCAGCATCATTGACTGCCATACCTACAGAAATAGTACCTGTATATACAGAAACTACAATTTGATTTTGATCTGCTGTCCAGGTTGATGTTCCTGCGGCTAACGGAATTTGTATTGTTTGATTTGGGTTAAACATTGTCCCGTCTTTCAACCACGGACCACTTTGATTGGTACAGTTTTGAATGTACGGAGAATGATATAAATCTATAGGATTTTCTAAGTTAGGAGGAAACGCACACATGTATGCGCCAGTTGTGTATGTACCTTGACCTCCGGGAGCATATCTTTCAACACTTCCTCTACGTAGATTACGCATTTGCATTTGTGCAATGTATACACCAGAATTAACATGGAATAAATCTAAATCTTTATTCAATGGTTCAACAAAAGTAGTTCTTAAGTCATTACCAACCACCGAAGTGTATGCCTTTAGAGGTATTGGGTTATCTTCAAAATAAGTACCTGCGGCAACTCTAATTGTTGTGCCTTCGGTATACAATGGACTACGAACAGCTCCACTGATTGTTCTACATGCTCTTGTAGAATCAAGCGCAGATCCGTCATTATTATCATTTCCGTTTGGAGTAACATATAGGGTCAACGGATTAATTGGAAATGTTCCTAGAGGAATACCGCTTACAGTAAAATCCCCGGTTACCGAACCGTCGCCAGTTACTGCTAAATCTTGTTCAATGTCTACATCACCTGCTATTTGAACTTTCTGAAATGGTGTTAGTATAATATTTGAGTTAGAGTCTACACCGTTAATTTCAATTTCAGTGCCATTTTGCGTGGATCTAATAACCTGACTTGTGAAACTTAGTTTACCTAAAGTATTTGTAAAAGTAGCTTTACCACTATCGTCTGTTTGTAACGTATAACCAGTATTAGACTCCGGAGCAACGCCGAGCGCAGGCTGAGCATTATCTACTCCTAGATAATCCCATCTATCTGGTTTTAAATTCTCTGGGCGAGGAACCGGTTTTCTATTACTTAATAAACGTGGCATCGTTTTCTCTTATGTTTTATTTTAATTGTTTGCTGTTTCTAACACGCTTAATACAAGTTTACACGAGCCGGCTGCGTCTGAATAAGCTCTGATACTATCTTGACTTTCGAGAATCATCTTGCCAGTAATTAACGATGCTGAGTCATTGGGCGGAATTGGGAAGTTCATTACCAACTCCGATGTTGTATTTGGCTCTTGTGCGTTATTACCTTGGGCGTCAGGAAGAACTCTAAATCTTCTATGATGACTGAAAGTAACAGTATGTGTAGCTTGACTATCAACGTTGGCCACCTGTGCCATCAAGATAATAGAAGTAACTCCGATTGGTGCTACATAAACAGTAGCAGTAGTATTAGTATCTAAAATCTTTGTCTTTGTCTTAAACGTGTTTAATGGAATTAATGCCATGTATTTCTCCTTTATTCGCTGCCGCCCGCTTCAACAGCTAAGATGAATGGTGTCATCTGGGCAAACAAGCTCTTTTCAAATGTCCTGCCAGACAACACACCTGTTGCCTGACTAATCACTAATGTTGGACCGATACGGAAATCTCCGTTTTGGTCTGTTGAAGTAAAGAACACCTTACCATTATTTAACTGAACAACTTCTTTGGTCTGTTCGGGGTCAACTCTTCCTACTTGAGGCAAGGCACCGTATTGTGTTCCTGCTCCGCAATATTCAAACAAGTAGCCTGACGCACTTTGATAACTTCGTTGATAGAAGTTAACTGTACTACCGTCAACAAATAACAATTGATTTCTTACGTTATCTTCCAAAGTAGCGATATGGTAAGTACCTTCTCTTGTGTAATATGTCTTAGCTGCCTCGACACTCCTAAAGTTGCCCCCAGTTTGTAAATCCGCTATGAGAGCATCGATCATTAAGCCGGCATCTCTTCGACATTTTTGTTTATTGTATACAAACGTTTGAGGGAACGTTTCATTGATATAGGCAATCGTTTCTGCTTTGATAAATTCTTTATTAGCAAGTAATAACGCAAATGCTTTTAATCTATTCGGATTAGCATTTTGTACAAGACCAACTGGTACCTTTTCGCCTGCTTCGTCTGGGCCGTTTCTAATAATATCAGTTATAATATCAACCTTTGACTGAAGTACTGCAGCTTCTGCTAAAGTGGCAGGGTTTAAATTAGTTACCTGAGGTACTGCTGTTTGGAAATTTGGAGATGTTGGAGTACCAGTTACAATATCTCCAACAATGGCTTTGATAAAATTATAGGCAGCTTCTGTTTGTGGAATTTGATTATCAATCGCAGAGTCGGCAGGGTTAAATCCGTAGTAGTAAACTCCTGACATGATACTTTGTCTGTTACCGCCATGAAGCATATCAAAGCAAACTGAGTCTACAATATATCCAACATCTCGGCGACACTTAGTTTCATCGTAGCTAAAACCGCCGCCGTAAGTTGAAGTTATGTAGTTAATAACTTGTGTTTTGTAAGATTCTTTGCTTGCTTGGACGTTGGCTACTGCTGTCAATGCTGTAAAGTCAGTAGTTTTAAAACCGTTTGGAACGATATCATCTGATATTCCAACAATTCCGTTATCTAATATGTCAAGTATGTTGTCAAAACGTTGGCCAGCAACTACACCTGGTGCGCCGCCAGCAGTTGATACTACTAACGATTTTAGATAAGCAATCGCGCCCCTAGTCTGTACGATTTGATCAATAATATCTCCAGTATAGCTGTCTTGATTCCAATATTGTAATCCAGCAAATGTACTTTGAGAAATGCTATCGTAAAGCATGTCAATAGCAATACTGTCAACAATCAACCCTGTATCTCTTGAACACTTGGCTTCATCGTAAGTAAATCCTCCGTAGATAGCATCTACATAGCTTACAGTTTCGTTCATTAGAAAGATTTTATTCTTTTTAAGCAAAGCAATAGCATCATTTTTTCCAGCAACTGCAGTTCCTGTAGTCTTAACTTGCGGTGCGGCCTGTGGTCCAGCTAGTATTACTCCTGTAATAATACCTAGACTATCACTAATAAATCCAGTTGAATTATTTCCTGACGGAAAACCATTGTCAATAGTTTGAGCTACACTAGTGCTGTATGTAGCAGTCATTAAAATATTTGATACTACATTGTTAGATATGTCTCTTAGATAGTTAATAGCGTCAATTGTTTCGGTCTCTTGGCCTAATATTTTACTTTGACCAGTTGGATACGGACTAGTAACTGTTTTGCTACTTAAAATGTTATAGTATGCGTTTCCACAGCAATAGATATTAAAATAATTTCCGTTGCCGTATTGGCCGCCACCTTGTAGAATAGGGTTACTCAGTGTAATTGATTGATAATTAACTTCGGTGATTGTCGTACCTGTTGTTAAGTAAGCAACTCCGTCACCGTTATCATCTGCTTCATATCCAAACTGATCTCTTATATAAACAGTCTGTCCTACTGAAACTCCCGTTACATCAATTCCATCAACTGTATAACTGCTGGTCGTTAAACTAGATGTGTTGACAATGGCTGTTAAAAATCCCGGAAATCCTTGTTCGTTAATGTACGGAACAGTTATTCCGTCGTAGTTTACATATTCGTCTGGAGGAACAACTTCCATCACTAAACTAATGTGTGGTCTATTGGCAGGATCTGGCACAAACACACATACCTGCTGGCTAGTAGGGAAATAGCCTTGTGGATAATATTCGTTAGCTTCAAAGCTATTTGTTAACTCGTTATAGGCAACGTTGGCCGGATTGTAAATTGTTCCTCCAAATTTACGTCTTCCATACCCTCGAGATAAAAGACATAAGTCACCAAAGTTATTATTTGAGTTGGTAATAGAAGCAATACCGCCGGCATCAGTTTCAACAGCAATGTTACAGAAAATTGTAAACACAGATACTAACTGAGCATAGCCTTCATTGATAATATGAATTCCTCTTCCACCTTGGGTAATTTGTGTAAACGCATCAAACACAAAAGATTGAATTGGACTTCTAGTAGATGGCGCAAATCCGTCGACGAGAGCACCGCCACCGGAGCCGTTAGGATCAATTCTTCTATCAGCAAATCCGTCAAGACTCCATTCGCCTGGCATATTTTTATCTTCTTCTGGGTATACTGTCGTATAACCAATATACATAATATCATTTGTTGCTGACGCAATCGTTGAAGTACTTAGATGTAGAATGAACTGAGTTAATGTGGAATTTGTACTAGGAGGTGCGAAAGGTGGACCATTTTCTATAATAGTAGCGATAGCATCAAAATTGTTTCTTACTAAATCTCTAGCAACATAACCGCCATTCAATTGACTGTTAATAAGTTGCGGTACAACGATTGTAGCAGTAGTTGAGCTTGAACCAGGGACTGTAATTTGTTTGGATGTTTGGTATAAAGAAGTTACTGGATTATTAGCAATAACTTCTAATGCTAGATTTTTAAAATATAAGATAGCGCCAGCAGTTTCTTTTGTTTGTCCTTCGATTACACTAACCGCATTATCCCAGTAGGCATATCCTGCTTCTAAAGATTTAATATTTGATCGATTAACAATATCTTGAGCAACAGCATCCACGATTAACCCAACATCTCTAAAACATTTTTCTTCATTGTACTTGAATACGTAAGGGTTGATAAATGTAGTATTAACAAACTCAACTACTTCGGCAACAATAAAATCTCTGTTTGCTACTAGTAGATCATATGCTCGAAGAACTGATGTTGATGTGCTAATATCTAAACCTATCGATGATAGCTCCGGAGCAGCCGATGGTCCGTATTTTATAATTTTTCTAATTAAGTCAATGTTATCGCCAACCGCTCGAGACTCATCAGCAGTTGCTGCCAGATAGTCTGTATTTTGTAAAATATTAGGCTGATATGTTCTTGTAGCAGTTATACGTTGAACAACTTTGTCAACTAACGCTTTCATGTACTTGTAAGCCGCCATGGTCTGCGGTATTTCATTTATAAGAACTGTGCTGGTGGAGTTATATCCGTAATAAGAAACTCCTGCTTGTACGCTTTGTCTATTGCCGCCGCGTAATAAATCCATAGTAACGCTGTTTACTATGTACCCAGCATCTCTTCTACATTTTGTTTGATCGTATACAAAACCGCTTGGTTTATTTGCTTCAACATACGCCACTACCTCATCTTGAATAAATGACTTATTATTTTTTAAAGTTTGAACAGCATATAATACATCAACATCTGTAGATACAGCACCGTTTGGTACGATTGTATCAGTGACCCCTGCTGTACCAACTGTTAAAATATTCAATATTACATCATATTTGTCAACAAGATCAGACACGACTGTGACACTAGTAGCCGTTACTGAGGTATCTTGTATAGCTGTGCTTAGTTTGCTAACAGTAAAATTTTGTACTATTTGTTCTGATATCTGTTTAGCATAATTAAAAGCATTTCTTGTAATAGTCTCTTCGCCAGGTATCTCAGTTGTGCCTTGATTCCAATATTGTAGTCCGGCAAAAGTTGATTGGCTTGATCCTCCATATACTAGATCTAACGTTAAGCCGTCTAAAATTAATCCAGTATCTCGTTCGCAATGTGATTCATTGTAAACAAAATCTAATTTTGTAAAAGTAGTATCAACATAGGCCACTACTTCGTGTTGTAAGAATTCTTTATTAGCTACTAAAAGATCGTAGCTGTTAACAATTTCCGATATTGTGCTAGGATTAACACTATTAGAAACTAAAGATGAAGTTTGCTTTCCTTGAATTCGGCGATTGATTAATACAATATTCCTGCTAACAAGTTCAACGGCAGCATTTGTGCCGGTAGTTAAATTGACAATCTGTGTAACTGTTGATTGATAACTGTCTAATAGTTGATTTTTTAATATTACATCTCTAACGATTGAACCTAGATAAGTTATTGCTGAAACTGTTTCGTCTATTTGGTTCGCTATTACTGCTCCGTTAGAGTAACTTGCGCCAGCGGCAGTTGATTGCTCATTGCCACCATATAGCAAGTCAGTTGCTAAGGCATCGATTAATAGTCCAGTATCTCTAAAACATTTTGATCTATCGTAGGTAAAACTTGGAATTGATTGTCCTACGTAAGTTTCATTTACAAATGATACTACTTCCGCTTGTAAGAATCCTCTATTAGCATTTAACAATGCCGCGGCATTTTCGTAACCTGGTTGATTTTCTAGAATGTCTACTAGTAAACTAATCGAGTTATCAATTCCGCCTACTACTACTGAGCCGCCATTAGATGCTGTATTAAATGATTGAAATGCTATCGTACCTGTAGTTTTTGTAACAGTTACATTAGATACGATATCTTTAGCAATAACTCCAATCCTATTAAACGCTGCAATAGTTGCAGTAGTTTCGTTGCCTAAAATTTGAACATTGTTTACATAATAAGATTTACCAGCAGTAACAATACTTTCGTTGCCGCCTAAAATAACATCATTAACAAGAGCATCTACAACATAACCAACGTCTCTTCTACATTTTACTCTGTCATAAACAAGATCTGAATAAAAGAAATCTACATATGAAACAACTTCGTCTTGTATAAAAGATTTATTATCTACTAATAATCCTTTAGCAGTTTGAAAATTTGGATCAGGATTTTCAATAGCGTCAATAGTGGCGACTAGTATATCTGGATCAATTAAAATACCTTTTCCGTTAATAGACATTCCTATCTCGGGCATCTGACCTGAAATTTCAGGGAGTATGTTTACAGTTATAACCGTGGTGTTGATTACGTATGTGGATGTAGCAACTACTAATGGAACTTGAACTGTTTGATTTGGCACAAACATTGTTCCATCAAACAGCCACGGACCTGATTGATTAGTACAGTTTTGAATATAGGGACTGTGAAATACGTCAATTGGATTATCTAGCTTAGGTGGAAAGGCAACACAATACGCACCGGTTGTGTATGTGCCAGCACCGCCCGGCACGTAGCGAGTAACTTCTCCTCGACGAAGGTCTCGCATGGTCATCCCAGTAATATAAACACCGCTGTTTACATGGAACAAATCAACTGCGTTGTTTAATGGAAATACAAAAACTCCCCTTAAGCTGTCTCCATATACAGATGTGTAAGGCAACAATTCAATAGGATTGTCTTCGTAATATTTTCCAGGAGCAACTTTAATAACAGTACCTTGTTTGTAATAAGGACTTTTAGTTGCTCCACTAATCGTACGGCAAGCACGGCTTGAGTCCATGGCTCTACCATCATTTTCGTCACTACCGTTTTCGTTTACGTATAGTATATTATTAACAACAGGGGCAGTTCCAATTGGATTTCCGCCGTAGACTCGAATGTCTCCGTTAATTTGTACGCTCTTGTTTAGGGTTCTTTCTAGTAGAGGTATATCTGGAAAGAATTGAACGTTAGTATATGTACCAACAGTATCTACTTGCTTAGTAAAAATATTTTCTAAGTAAGCACTCTTCCAGTAAGAAGTAGTATTACCGATACTGTAATCAGAAATAATATTAGTATTGGTAATAAATTCTGTTACTGTAAATCCGTTAGTAACTGTGGTAACAAATGTCCCGGAACTTAGATAGGGTAATAGATCAGTATCAATCTCTCCAAGTAGACTAATCGTGTCGCTTGATGTAGTATCGCCTAATTTAATATTTCCTTGGGCAAAGAAATTTCCTGTAGCAAATACATCACCGTCAACTCGTAGGTCAGAGTTGATAAATGTATCATCTGTACCGCCTGGTGTAATATTAAATGGACCGTAGATGGTCGAAACTGTGCTACTAGATGTTGAGCTTTCTATGGTTATTAAACCGATAGTAGCGGTATTAAGGATTATTTTGGCAGCTCTAATTGTGCCTGTGTTAACATCTAACTCGTATGCCGGAGCAGATTGTCTAATACCAATTCGGCCGTTTACAACGTCAACATATAGCAAATCATCGTCAATTGCTATGTCTATGCCGTCTCGTCGCAAGTTGCTTGCGAGTAACGGACCAGTAATGCGACCAATGGCCATTCTAGCTCCTTATACACCGAGTTTCACGGATAACCACCTTGCATTGCGGGTTTACCACAGTATAATCCTGCCAAAAATTTGGCATCGTTGTATTTATTTGGAAAGCAATATTTGTGCCGTATAGGCGTTAGCCTGGAGGGAAATATCCGTCGTATCCAAGCATTGCTACTACTGGCTTTGCTGGCACTGGTCCGGAGAAAGTTATATAACTTCCAGTATTAAATGTAAATGTTAATGCTGTACCTTCTGTCAGTGTTCCAGTTAACGCATTAGAGATTGTAATGTTAAATGTATTGTCTAAAGTTCCTAACACCACAGTTCCGTTTGGTATAGACGAGTCGCCTGTGACTGTTGTTCCTGGTTGAACGTTAAACACATTGTCGAGTTGTAGTATTGTATTTCCGGCAGTAGTTGTTGCTGTAGTTGTAGCCGAAGCTGGGTTAGGATCTGTTGTTAGATCGTAGTTAGTTCCGGGAATTTGAAATACGTTATCAACATAGACCATAACGTTTTGAGCGCCGGCATCGTATGACGGTTGATAATCTTGGTTTAATGGTCCAAACAAATTGCTATAATAATTTCCACTTCCTAAATTTTGAGCCACGATCGTAGCCGGTCGTACCATTCTAACTCTTTCCCAAACATTATTTGATAGAGCTTCAAACTCTAGCATTGTTAAATTATGTCTAATTTGGCCCGGAGTTACGTCAAGCGGAAGTTCTTGAGTTGTTCCAGATGGCAGTCTTAAACTTTGTGTGGTATCGATAATAGCACGGCCATCTTGCTCTACAGCAAGAGTATTGCTTTGCGGACTATGAGAATCTAAATTTAGTCTTTTATAAAATTTCATAGTATTAACCTACTAGAACATAGCTACATGTGCAGGTAATAATTGTATTTTGACTTGCCTGAGCTTGCACGCTGTCACCGTCTTGTAAAATAAATCTTTCTGTGTCCATGCTAAAAGTTTCTCCGGCCGGAACAGAAATTTGATTTAAAATTATATTTGCGTCACCTGCGGCAATAGCAGACGGTACCATCCATACGCTCACTGTTGCGTCAACAGTTAAACTTGAATTACAAAATATTAAGCAGGTAACAGCGTTTTCTCCGTTGGCTACAAAGACTTCTGTTTTTTGTGATGCGCTTAATTGCGAGTTAGTGATTGCCATATAAATTCCTTATCCAAATATAATGCTGTATACCAATGCTTTTCTAGCCGATACTAGTTCACCTGTAACTGTAACGTCTGGATTAGCACCCACGTCAATTGTTTTAAAGAACAATCCAGTGCCGCCTGCTCCAGGAGTTGATGTTGTATAAACTTTAACTACACCGTATTCTGCTTGAGGCGGTGTGTTAGACATTCCGACTGACAGTCCATTATTTACAACTGTTGTACCTGTTCCGATAGTTGTCAAGAACAAGTTTGCGTTTGGTGCTAGTGTTCTAAGAGTTGTTCCTACAACTGCTAGGCTTCCTAATTGGATACTACTGCCTTGAACAATCATAGTTCCTACACCATCAATGTAGGTTGTTATTTTACTAGGTACACCTGTAACGCTATCGTCTGCGACAGTGATATAAGTATTACCTTGTCTTAATTCTAAAGATGTTAGAGCATTAGTAGCGGTGCCTCGTAAAGCCGAGTTATCAACGTAGTATTTGTTTGGAATGTCATCGTCATGGACAACACGACTAGCGTAATTAGTTTGGCCTGCTACAGATAACACCGCGGCTGATCCTCGACCTAAGAAGTTAAGGGTGCGTCTATTAAATCCGTCTAGCGGAGCACTACTTGATAGTACGATTCCACCAACTTCGATCGCTGTACCAGTGCTTCCAGACTTTATTGTCCAAAGTCCTTGAGTTGTTTTATTAGTTTGCGTAGAAGCAACAATTGACCAAGACCTAGCATCGTCATATAAGAACGTAGCGGCTGTAATTAAACTACCGTTATTTCCTCTATCAACTAAAATACCAGCTTGTCCTAGTGTTACGTAGTTGTTACTTTCACCAGAGTTTAAAACTAAGATGTTATCTCTAACATTGGTATTTGTAGACGAGATAGCTGTTTGAACGCCACGGACGTCAAGGTTTCCTGTAATAATTACAGTACCGGTATTAACACCAGTGTCAAGAGTCAGTATACCGGCATTGCCAGTTTTGATCTTTAGATCACCAGAATATGATAAAACGTCTAAGGCCATGTATTCTTCCTTTATACATATTTAGCAGATCATAAGAAAAGGGCCAAAGCCCTTTTCTGTTGTGCTAATACAAATTAATTATTAGCCAAAGTAACGGTGTCATTGGTTACTGCAGTAGTGATATTCCACTTGACCCAAGACTCGTCAGCAAATTCGTGACCAGCTGAACCATATTGTTTTAGTTTTGCCTTGCGGCCATTTAACTTCATAACATAGTATGTTTTACCGGCATAGTCAGTTGCTGTTAAATCAGCTTCGCCGGCTGCGTCGGCAACACCATCATACACTAATTTAACACGGCCAACACCTTCTGATGTAGCTACTAGATATTTGTTACTGCCTGTTTGACGGATAATATCGCCTAATAGACGTGCTGTTCCACCAGTACCGGATACTAGACCAGCGGTACCACTAGCAGGAATATAAGCATATATAGCAAGACCGTTAGCACGAGCAGCCGCTGTTAAACCAATTGCGTATGTGGCAGCAGATCCAGTTGTTGCTGGACTTACTGTTACAGTAACACTACCTGTTGAAGTATAACCACTACCTGCGTTTCCGACACTAAATGCTGTTACGCGACGATCGGTTCCGATAGTTAATGTACCAGTGGCAGCTTGGCCGCCGGCAATTTGAGGTGTTGAACCTGCCCATGTATAGTTTGTTGTAGTAGAATATAGTGTACCTGTTGTAACTACCGCTACTGAAGCAAATCCTTCTCCGCCTACGCCTTCACCGTCTAACGCTACGTTAGTGTTGGCAAAAAATTTCTTTTGAATTGGACGTCCCATTTTTTTCTCCTTATTTGGCTACAGGGCGTTCTATGCCCATACGCGGTGGGGACCGCATAACTGTAGTCGTGTATTTAACAAAAAACCCGCCGAAGCGGGTTTTTTGATTGGTTTAAAGTAACTTTTCGAATTAACGGAAAGAAACGTTTGCGCTTGTGATAGCAACTTTGCCTAGGTAGTCAGCTGCATTACCTAGAGAAGAAGCAGTGTTTGTCAACTCAACATAGCCGTAGCGTGTTAAGAAGCCAACTACTGGTTCGAATGTTGCTGGGTCTAGAACAACACCAGAACTCATTAGAGGAATGTAAGGGCAATAGAATGCCGCTGCATCAGCCTCGGAAGGTCCTTTGTAACCAATTAGACATTGGTTGTTGTCGTCTGTATCGCTTAGATAAGCATCAACATAGATTCTCATGCTGTTATTCAATGTACCAACAAACTTAGTGTTTGTAGGAGCTTCGAATGTACCTTCTGTTGTACGAGCAAATGCGCTTGTAGTAGCAGATTGTAGGATTGTCAAAGCCTGGTTAGAAATAACTGCCCAGTTAGCAGAACCACGACGTGTACGCTGAGCGATCAAGTTAGCAACACGGTTGATCTGAACTGCCAATGCGGCATGCTCGTCACCAACGAATGTAGCTGTACCAGATACAGCGGCTTGGTCATAAGTTTGTTCAACTGTGCCTAGAGCACGTAAAGAACCTAGAATTTCTTGGTCGATTTCAGCAGTAATTTCTTGTGCTAAAGCGGCCATGATTTCTGCTTCGATGTCAATACCTTGCATAGCTTGAGCATCTTGTGCTGCCTCGAAAGTCCAACGAGCGCTTAGTTTACGAGACTTAGCTTCGACTGGTGCTTTCAAGATTTGAATGCTCATACGCTTGCCTGGTTGGCCTTCTAAGATAGAAGTTGTTTGAGCTTTCGGTGTTGCATTGTTGTTACCGGAGTAACCAGCTGCAATCTTGAATGGGCTTAGTGCCTCATCTCCAGCTACCACGGAATCGCCGCTTGATGTATCAGCGTAACGAACACGTAGAGTATGGATTTGTGCTACTGGGCCTGTCATTGGTTGAACACCAACGATTTCGTTAGCAATAACGGTTGGCATAACACGACGAATAACTGGAAGAATAACGCGGTTTAAAGTTGCGATATTACCAGTGCTTGTAGCACCTGCGGATGCAGATTCTGCCAAGTACTTGCGTGTGTTTTCCAAGCAAACTGCCATTGAAGACTTACGTGTACCGGATAGGCCTTCAAGCAGAGCTTCTTTGGTCTCTGACCATCTTTCATTTAATAATTGTGACATTTTATGTCTTCTCCTTGAATATTAAATTATTTTAGTCCCGCTAATTTGCGGATATCTAAAATATTATCTGAGCCTACCTGTGGCTGTTTGTTTTCACGATCTCCAGTTACAACTGCGCTTTCAGATAGCATTTCTGGGGCTTTCGCCTTTACTGCTTTCTTCATACCGCCTTCCATAACTGCTGGTAGGTATTTGTCAAATGCTTCATTCAGTTTTGCAGTCTGTACAGACTCTAGCAATTCTTTCATGATTCCCTTTTTGTCAGCACTTAGTGGTGCTAACAATTCCGCCATTACTTCTTTGCGATTAGCAACGTCATGAGCAACGCGGATTTCGCGGTCTTTAGACTCTACTAATTTTGCCTTTTCAGTAACAACAGATCTTGCTTCAGCTAGCTCTAGCTCTTTCTTTTCGATAACCTTTAACAGTTTTGATGTTTCAGATTTTTCGTTCAAGTAGCTTGTGCTGAACTCTTGAGCAAACGCTTCAAATAAACGACGACCGAATGAGTTTTCACGAGCTGAGTCGATGTCTTCCTTGAGCTGTTTCATCTCTTTGGTCAATGTCTTCTTAACTGTTTCTTCAACAATTCCGGCGCTACGTTTAATAAACTTAGCTCTAACTTCTTCAAATTTGCCTTTAGCTTCGCGGACTAGACGAACTTTAGCTTCAGCTAAATCGCGCTTGTCTACAGCAAACTCGTTTATTTCTCTTGCTAGAGCAGTTACAATGAACTGTTCTAACTTAGCAAAATTCTCACTAACTTTCTTACGATCGCTTTGGAACTCTACCATTTCCTTACCTAGCTGTTTTAGAATAAATGATTCCATAACTTTGGCATCACTACCCATCTTGCGTTGATAAGCAACCTTAGCTTCCGCTAATGCTTTTTTATCTTCAGCAAGTTCAGCCATTTCAACGGCCAATCTCTCACCGACCATCTTGTCAAGTGCTTCAACCATTACGCTCTTATCATGAGAATAACGTTGAGCAAACTCTTCACGAAGTTCAGCAGTGACTTGGTCGCGATTCTCTTGAATCTTCTGATTTAAAGCAGATTCAATCATAGACTTATCGTCTTCTGACATCATGCCACTTTCGACCAGCTTATTGAATGCGTCCAACATCGCTTTGTCTCCTTAGGGTTTTAACCCATTAATAATATTAAGCATCGCCTCGCGGAGATACTTCTGGGCCTTTGGATCTTGTTTTACCTCTTGCGCCACCCTAAACGCTCTACTACCGCCTCTCATATTCATAAGATGCTCGTAGACTGGTGTAGGATAAGCTCCTGGCGCACTTGGCTGGGCAACAATGTCGACTGTGATAATCTCAAATTCGGATACTTTACCGCTAGCCTCGTCAACGTTTCCGCTGCCTCGACTGCTGACGCCAAGTTTTACACCGGCTTCAAGCATAGTACGAACTAAATTGCCCATCGGAGTAGGAAGGACTTTCATCTTTCCATAACCATTAGGACCGTCCATCCACATATCTGTTATCATGTGTGACACACGGTCTAAATTTACTTTTAAGTCATCTGGATGATCAACTTCGCCTAGAACACTATAACCATTTTGAATCTGGTCATTTAAAGTTTTAACGGCATTTGTAATTTCATCTACAGGATACACACGCTGGTTAGCATTGCGTATACCGCCTTGGATAGCAATACCTTTTAGAAAAAGGTTCTTGCCATCTTTGTCGTCAGATTCTAAAACTACTCTAGCTTGATCAAAACTTAAATGTTCTCTTAGGTATGATAATTTCATCCCGATTTCCTAATTAAGCGTTACGATTAGGAGCACCATTTAATGGGCTCTTTACAACACCAACGCTTGTCTGTCCTGCTTTGTCACCTGATCCAGAACCAACTGGGCCTGCTGACTTGTTATTACCTGGATATCCAGAGCCTTGCTTGCTTGTAGCAGAACCGCTCTTCATGCTTGAGGAAGAACTGCTAGAGATGTTCTTTTCAACACCTTTAGTGAATTCACCTTTTGTAGCGCCTAAAAGACCACGTGAGCCTTTGTCAGCGTTAGGGCTTGTACCAGTATTGCTACTAGTGTCAGCACCTTTACCACCTAGGATATTGTGTGCTGATGCGCCTGTAGTAGGCTTGCCTTTACCAGAACTTACTGGGCTTTTTGTATCAGATACAGAAGTTTGACCAGCCATTTCGCCTTTACCAGAACCTACTGGACCTGGAGTCTTCATGCTGTTCTTTTCCCAGTCGTTACCTACTTTTTCACGGTATTCACGAGTCATTTGACGTGATTCAAATTGACCCATACCCATGGATTCGTCTTCATCTTCTTCGTCTGCTTCTTCGTCATCAGCTTCTTCGCCGTCTTCTTCGCCGCCAAAATCAGGATCTTCTTCACCATCATTGTGCTCTGGCTCATTTTGTTCATCAGCCATTAGTGCTTCAAATTCAGCTTTTAGTTCTTCTAGAGCATCCTCTAGATCGGAAATTCTTTCTTCTTCGGTTCCCTCAGCGTCATCACCGATATCGCCGGCCATGTCACCTTCGTCACCCATATCGCCCATAGCGGAAGGGTCACTTAGATCGCCGACCATGTCGTCGGTTTCGTCGCCACCAATTTCTAGGGTAGTTTCTTCTTCGATGGATTCATCATCTTCTTCATCAGAAGCTTCTTCCATTTCTTCCTCTTCCTTTGCTTCTTCAGCAATCATATTTTCGTATATTTCTCTAGACTTCTCAACAACGATTTCATGGAACAATTCATTTGCCTTGTCCATTTCCTCGTTGACTAGAAGATCTAATAGTTGTTCAAACTTGTTAGACATTGCGGTATTCTCCTTTAATTAGATGCGGCAAGGCTGTCGATGTATTTACAGCCAAGATGTAATACTTATGTGAAATGGGTCGAAAACGGTCAATTCCGACAAAAGGTGACAGAGTTTTAACTCTTTTTTGATTTGTTTTGTAAAAATATTTAACGATTTATTAGAAAAATTAACTAATAAGTTATTGAGCCATCTCGGGAGGAGGCGGTGCGTACATCACTTTTACAAACTCTAAATGTTCTTTTTGCTCTTTCTCTCGAGCATCTCCAGCTTTTCGTAAATCATTTAACATACGTAAAGTTAATCGTGTCTTACGTGTGTCTTTAGCACTTACAATAGATTTGTCGTCAAACGGATTGTACCTATCATCATTGTCTAGGGCACTTTCGGTTTCTTTAAAGTAAATAAATTCGTTTAGCAACATATCAATATTTATCCAAATTTATGCCGTAGGAGCCGGTGCGCCGTTGCCCATATCAGTAGGTGCTCCGCCTGCCTCAGCGCCAGGTTCGGGAGCAAGTTCTCCTGCCTGTCCTAGATTTTCCATATCGCTCTGCATACCACCGCTAGTAACTCCGCCTGAACGTAGTTCTGAACTAGCACTTGGTGCTTTCATACTTAAACCGTTTTCTTCTTTCCACATTTCTTCGTTTTCTGCCATTTCTTCTTGTGTTAGACCTAAGTAGCGTTTTAAAGCAAAGCGTTTGCTGATATGTGGAATAGTTACAATGGTTCCAAAGCTACTAATTCTAGCAGTATCCATTTCAGTTTGACGATATGCGGCAAAGTTTTGTGGAGGATTAAACTGTAATTCAAATACATTAGGGTCAAAGTTAATGCCTTTGTCCTGTAGATATTCCTTGAATCCTACATCAAATTTCTCATTTAACAGGCTTTGTAATCGCTCGCAGTACTTGTTAAATCTTAATTCCTGTATGTAAGCAGTACCGACTCTGCCATCATTGAAACTGCTTCCTCCGTCATCTGGTCCAGTAGGTAAGTAGCTACTAGGAATACGTAAAGCACGGAACAACTTGTTAGTAAAATAACGTAAATCATCAATTTCTCCTAGGTTAGTGCCACCTGGTAAAATTTCAACTTTACTGCCTCGACCTTCGCTTGTCTGTGGAAAAAAGTAGTCTTCGTTAATGCTTAACGGGTTGTAGCTACTGTCCACAACAGTTTGTCCACCTCCAGTAACTGAAGGAATTCGTCGCTGATTAACTTCGTTTTTAACACGCTCAACAAAAGACATAGCAAGGTGACTTGGCATATTACCAACGTCAATATAAAATACCCTTCGTTCTGGAGCACGTTGGACGCGGTAGATAATGATAGCATCTTCTAGTAATTCCTTTTGCTTGTAAACTTTAAAAATACTTTCTAAAAGACTGTTTCCAAAAGGAAAGTTATTGTCTAACCCTTCACTCATTGACAAATGAACTACGTGTTTAGCATCAATTGCCCATTGAGTTTGATTGACTCCAAACCTGTTTCCTACGTTTGTAGGATAGGAGCCTGTCATCGATCTGCCGGTGCCGCCAGAGGTACTAACGTTTCCATTAGGAGGCCCGCCGTTTGTAGCATTAGGTGCGATCTGTGTCACACTTAAATTTAAAAAATTAGGATTTAGATCACGGATTACATACTGTTCAGGATGCTTTCCATCGCTTTCATTGACGATAATCTTGTCAACTTTTTGCGGATCTACATAAAACCAAGCCTGTGTTTCTGGGTCTCTAACAAAGAAACAATCGCCATATTTGAATGCGTTTCTTACAATTTTAAAGATGCGTGTTTGAAATTTATTAAGTTTTGTCCACTGCTGTAGATACTTTTTAATAACTTTTACTTCAGTAGGAGTAGCTTGATCTTTAAAGAAAATTTGGAACGGAGTACCGTTTTCTTCATTTAGTTGGCAACAAAACTCTGCTAAAATATCAAGAGCGGCATTTACTTCACTGTCGCTGTCCATGGTATCGTACTGCTGATATCGATCAAGACGATTTGGATGTCCTGAATAAACATCTGGTAGATAAGAACTATAATTAGATCGGCTACCTGTTGGGCGGTCAGCACCACCGCCACTTAATGGACTAAGTGCTCCTGAAGTATTTGCTACTGGTGTAAAGTATTTTTTCCAAGACATATTATTGGTATAGGTTTCCGTTTAGCGATCTAGTTGCATCAAGCTGTCTTTCATCAAATTCAACAGCTCGCTTAATTAAGCCGAGCGTTTGTCTAGATATGTTATTTAACGTTTGCAGCTCTTCTAGCAATTTTTCACTGCCGCCTATACCTAGGGCACTGGCTGCTCCTTGTACACCTTGACGAGCATCTTGAACTAACGGATCGGCCGCCCTGGCTAGTTTTTGTCCAAATTCAGTTACTGCCTTAGTTGCGTCAGCCAAGGCCGCTTGTGGATTGTTTGCTACGTTTTGGATCTTAGTAGATACTTCGCTAGCAGATGGTAATCCGCTGATAAACTCTTTTATAGAACTTCGTGTTATGCCGCCTCCGCCTAACGGAACAACTGCTTCGTTGCCGTGTAATCGCACATCGTACCCAGTTTTTGGTCCATTAAAAACTCCGCCAGTGCGTGCAGCAGGAGGTACTTTCTTAGCTTCCTCGGCATCTTTTCTCTTTAGCTCTTCAACTTTTTTAGCTAGCGAACCCAACGTAACATCCTTGCCCTCTTTCATTAGGTCTTCTTGGGCTCGATTTCTGTACTGATTGTCATTCATCTTTTGCTGAGTTTGAGCAGCCGGTGCCCTAGCTTGAGGAGCAACAGCATTGCCTGCTGTACCCTTTCTAGCTTCTTCTTCTCGTTGTTTTATTATGCTGTCCTGGATGGGTTTAAGTTTCTTAAACCCAGCTATCTCTGCTTCAATCTGAGCTTTTTCTTCAGCTGTTAATTTTTCCTTAGAATCTGCATTAGCCTTGGCGCTGTCTTTTAATTTTGTTTCTCTCATCTGTATTTCATGAGCAGTTCTAGCGGCATCGGCTTTGGCATCATATATTGCTTTTTCCGCATTTAATTTCTTTCTATCGTTCTCAGCATCTTTTTCGTCGTAAAGCCAACTAGGCAATATTCCTTTTTTAACTTCAATTAATATATTTTTAAACGCCCATAGTATGTCATTGATAATTTTATCTTGGCCTTCTTTGGTAAAAATATCTTTGACAAATCTTTGAAGGAAGGCGCCTAGCATCCTTGCGCCTTCTTGTATTGCTGGCATATTATCTCTAGCAAAATTTAAAAGACTTTTAGCAACTTCAGACACAACAGGACCCATTGCTTCAAACACTGGTAACAACGCACCCATTAGTTCAGACCCTAATGCTTTTAGAGCTTTTTCTGCTTGGGCGGCTGCGGCTGCGGCTGAAGTGTTTTGTTTTAATTGCTTTTCACGTTCATCTCGAATTGCTTGTTGAATTGCAGCTTCTTCTGTTAAACCTTTTGCTTTGTATTTGTTTACAGTTTCTTGTACAGACATCAACGTAGTGGCAAACTTATCACCAGTCATACCACCGGCACGCATTACAGTTTCAAATTGTTTTAAATCTTTAATATTACCTGCTACTGCTTTACCAAAAGTTTTGTCTAGAGCAAGTTGACTTTCTTGCAAAGTTTTTCCATTTTTAACAATTTTGTAAAATTCTTCAATACTTTGACCACCTTGCTGCATGGTAGCCATGTACATTTGTGCTTCTTCTGTCAACGGAGGAAGTCCCATTAGTTTGGCCTTAAGGGCGTCGGCTGCGCCTTTGCCTCCACTTTCCATTGCTAAACGTAGTGCAGCATTGGCTTTTTCTCTTTCGTCTGCGTCTAATCCATTTAGGTAGCTTTGAAAGTTAGCATCCTGAGTCATCGACTCTTGTTGTTTTTCTAATTCTTCTCTACTCTTACCAGTTAGTCGAGCTAGCACATCAAGTTCTTTTCCGTAGTTTGCTACAGATTGAGAAACACCACGATAGTCTTTCTTTTGAGCTTCACTTAGTCCGCCGTTGACTTTAACATAGTTGGCCGCAAGTTCGTTTATGTCTTTGAACCCGTAACCTAATGCTAGCAGATTATTACCTAAGTTACCTGTAGTTAATGCCTTGGCTATTCCTCTAAATGCGCGAGCTCCGTCGTCTGTACTACTGCCTAGTAAACTGATAGATTTAGCATTTTCTTTAATAAATGAACCATACTGTTCCATAGTTAGGCCGGCTTCTAATGCCTGTAGTCTAACTTGATTTAAGTCTCCTCCAAGATTAACACCTACCTTAGATAAGTCTCTAAACGCATTTAGGTTAGCTTCTTGGAACTGTGCCATCTTTTCAAATAAGCCAGCAACTAGACCGAGCCCTAACGGAAGATCTTTAAATGCTCCAAACAGTCCACTTACACTGGCAGTACCGTCGAGCAACTTGCCAGCAAAGTCAGTTAGATTGCCTACAGTTTTAAATGCACTGGCAGTTAGGTCACCAATGACTCCGCCTAACACTAGGGCAGTTTTTGCTAGTCCACCCATTGCCACTGACGCAATTTTGCCAGCGCCAAAGGCAGCTTGCCCTAAAGCATTTGCTCCTTTGTTAGCTTCAGCAATGGCTTTTGGATCCATACCGGACCTTGATGCTAGATTAACCAATCTAGTCATCTGGGCGTTAGAACCAGATACCGCTTGCAACAGAGCTTTTAACGTCGCTTCCGTGGCCGCATTATCTAATGCTACATCATTATCGCCAATTCTTCCGGTTACTTCTGCCATTGTTATTTTCCTGGATTCTGTGCGTACATAAATAATACGCAGACTTGTACTAGATTATTTATCGGAGAATCAAACATGGTTTCAGAACAAAAAATTACGCCCAATCCATTAGTAGGACTAATGCGTCAACCCAAGATTTTTATCAGGCTACCGAGTGGTGGTGAATATTGGGAAACGGGCTCTATTGATGTTCCAGATAACAGAGAGTTTCCTGTTTACTCAATGACGGCTCGAGACGAACTTATGTTAAAAGTTCCAGATGCTCTTATGAATGGTCAAGCAGTTGTTGATGTAATTCAGCATTGTATGCCTAACATCAAGAACGCATGGAAAGCACCTAATCTAGATCTTGATGCTATACTGATCGCTATTCGCATTGCCACTTACGGTGAAAAGATGACTATCCCGTTAAGAATTAACGACGACGTTGATAATGAGTACACATTAGATCTACGTGTGGTGCTTGACGGACTACAAAATCAGATCTCTTGGGATCCTGTCGTACCTATCAATGACGACCTTACTGTTTACGTAAGGCCGCTCAGTTATAAAGTCATGACGGACAGCGCACTTCAAACATTTGAAACACAAAAGATTATTCAACTGGTCAGCGATGATGCTATTCCAGAAGATCAAAAAATTGCAGCTTTTAAAGAAAGTTTTGCTAAATTAAATCAAATGACAATCAGTGTGATCAACAACAGCGTGTTCAAAGTTGAAAGCAGTCAAGGTACTACTGTTGACCAACGACACATTCAAGATTTCATGACCAATGCTGATAAAACAGTTTTTGATAAAGTTAAAAATCACATTGATAAACTTAGAGAAAACAATTCTATCAAACCTTTAAAGATTGCTACCACAACAGAAATGCGTGCAGCGGGCGTAGTTGAAGACGAAATAGAATATCCACTACAGTTTGATCCTACAAATTTTTTCGTCTAAGGCTTTTGTCTCTTAGCTTAGATGAAATTCAAGAGCTAAGTGACAAGATGGAAAAAGAGACAAAAGCCTATAAACTAGAACTTTATAGAATATGCTGGTTTATGCGAGGTAGTCTATCTGTCACTGAAGCGTTTGAACTTACTAATGAAGATATTGATGTGATGGGGAATCTAATTAAAGATAATTTAGAAACTACCAAGAAGAGCCAACTGCCCTTCTTTTAAATGTAGCAACCTAAGAACTTGCTGTAACCAACGCTTTCACGCTGTACATTTTGTTTGAATACTGGATTGCCTTGAGCATCAGCACCGGCTAATTTCTGTCCTCCACCACCTTGAACATACTGATTAAACCCACCGCCTGTTTGCGTTGCCATGCTTTTACCTGCGGCACGTTGACCTTGTAGTCTAGCTTTAGTTGCAGCTTGTTGTGCTTTAGGATCAGGAGTGTTTGAAGCTACAGCATTTACTTTGCCTTGTTGCTGTCCAATGCCAGGTTGGACTGGAGGAGTGGTTGCCGCAGTAGCAGGATTTGCTGCCATCTGATCTTGTGCTACCTGAGCCGCAGCCGCTTGTTTCTGTTTTCTAATATCTGCCGGAGTTGGTTGAGCAACTGCTTCAGGTTCTGTTGCTGCCGGCGCTGTTGGCTCCGGAGTATTATTGGCCACCGCCGCTACCTGTCCTTGCTGTTGACCAATTCCTGGTTCAACTTTAGGAGCACCTAATTGTTTTTGTAAATCTGCTATCTCTGCTTTCTTCTGAGCAATCTGCTGTCGTATGTCAGTCGGGTCAGCAACTCCTGCTGTACTAGCACCTGTACTTGCCGGAGCTGTACCACCTGTAGCTGGAGCAGTTTGAGGAGCAGGACCACCAGCTACTGCCAGCTTACCGCCTTGATACCCCTGCTTAAATGCAGAACCCATACCTGCAAGGCCACCTATTGCAGCACCAGTTCCTTTAGCAAGTCCCCTAGCACCTGTAGCTAGAGCAGATCCAAGACCTTCATCAGTTTGTTGTTCCGAGATTAATTCTTTAATATTCATGTCATTTTCCTAAACAGGGATTAATACGTTTATTTATGTGGTTAAATGAGCTAACGCTCATTTGCTTCTTCGCTAATCGCTCGAAGCAATTTTATATGAAACATATAGTGCGAAGCACTTAAATATTATCTAGATTAAGCGGTCACACTAAGCCCGCTAAGGGCAAAGTTGGTTGTGAACATTATCTGAGTATCACAGTCACATAGCGTTAGAGCGGTTACAGTGGCGGTTGTCCGGTACCACGAGCTCTGTCTTAACAACGGCGGCTTACAAATATACGCTATCATATTTGTAAAGCGTGGGGTTATGGTTAGTTCCCCATCCTTGGGCCTTTTAAAATTTTCTTCAAACAATCAAACCGCGGCAGTTTAGCGATCTACGTCCTGTAAAGGATAGTGATTGAGTACTCTTTGCGGCGAGAGATTTCCATCCCAGCGACCCGAGGTCCTGGTTTAGGGCACCAGAAGTTTGCCAGTGCGAGCGTTATTACCGCGTGATGAGCCTAAATTTTATTTTTTATGTGAGAGCCATGGACACGGACTGAGATCTGTCCGTTATAATATTCATTTGATTCTAATACTTTGCGGTCGAATTGTTCTCGGGCCTCAATGTAAGATGTTTCTGCTTTGCTTTTACAGTAGTGTAAAATTTCTCTTGTGAAGTTTTCTTTGCCGTGCAACTCAACGTCCTTGTTGAGTTCTAAGTTTGAGCCATAATAGTCTTGCCAGTCGCTTTCTATTTTGCTTCTGATCTTCTTTTTCTTCTTGTTGCCGTTCTTTAACTTTACAGTCTTGTAGGTCGTTTTACTAAACTTTGCTAATTTTTTGCCAACATAAAGCCTGCCAGAAGTATTACATGAGATGAGATAAACGAATCCCACACAATCCTCAGGCAGTTCTGTGACTATAGAACCTTTATGGTACCAAGTCATTGATTACTTTGCTGCCTTAGCTTCCTTGCGAGCGTTCTTCTCGGCAGTGATTTCATTGCGGCGGGCTTTGACTGCCTTGCCGACATCAGCTAATGCCTTGCGGGCGCGAGTACCTGCGGCGCTGTTACCTTTTTCAAACTTTTCGTTTTCTGACATATATGCTTCGTATGCAGCTAGTAAATCTTGTTGTGTGTTCATTTTTGTTTCCTTTTTTCTCTATCTTCTTTTCTTCGAGCTTTGGCTTCTTCCTTTTCTCGAAGTTGATTTCTATGTTCAGCCCATAATCTTTTTTGTTCTGCTTTATAGGCTTCTCTAAAAATCATTACTTCTGATCTATAAGCATGCATGTGGTCTTGTAGATCAGTTATTGCCCGCTTTAGCCTTAGCGAAGGTTCGTGGGTTGCGTTCTTTTTAAATGCTATGTGAGCATTGTGTATCTCCGCAACTTTATCGATAAATTCACTATAGACCTTGTCGTAATTGTTTAGCATTATGCTTCAATGTAGTCGGCACTATTTGAGTAAGAGGTAAAACCATTTTCTTTTATAACTTTCAAAACGTTATTAACTCTACCAATTAACTCATCTTTGTGCGATATCAAGTATATATTCTTATTTCGTTCCCTGGCCATCTTTTTTAGGACCGCAAGCCCAGCTTCAACTCCGGCAGCATCCATGCCTGCGTCGATCAACTCGTCAATGAATAACAAATTAATATGTTGATATAAATTTTCCCAAACATCACGGAAGGCAAAGCTCAAGGACAATATCAAACGATTGCGTTCTCCACGTGACAAGTTATCAAAGTCTAAGTCTTGCCCTAACTGAGTGATCTCAACATTAAGATCGTTAAGGAATTTTACCTGATGCGGTAGGCCTAGTTTAGAAATGTAATAGCTCAATCGCTTGTTCAAGTAGTTCAAGTTCTGGTCAATAATTTTCTTACGAATAAAACTATCTTTGTTTGTTAACAATTTTAACAGGAATTCTTGATGATCTCTATACTTTGTAAGCTCGTTTACAGTTGCCCAGTCGATCGGTTGAAGTGCTGTATGTTTTAGCTCTTCAATTTGTTCTTCGTACGGGTTTGCTTCTACAACTTTAGATTCTAAACTACGCTCTAAGCTAGCAAGATTATTTTTATGTCCCAACGCTTCTGCTTCTGTCTCATAAAATGTTTCCGGCCTCCGAGGAACATCACCTGTACCTATTTCATCTACAATCTTTTTTAAATCCTGCGATACTTTATCAAAGTATTTCATGGCTTCGCCTAAATGATGAGTAGCACTAGCAGTCATTTCTTCGTGTTTATGGTCGTGAAGTTCTTGTTCGCAAGCATGACAAGTCTTATTTGCTAGACTTTCTAATTCTTTTCCATACTTTGTTAGACTTTTTTCGGCTTGACCGACAGCAGATTCTAAAGTTGCTCGCTGTTTGTTTAAATTTTGAATCTTAGTTTTGTGTTCAAGCCATGCTTTAAGCTGAGCATGGGCCGCTAATTCTGCGTCGATGTCAACGCTTTCTAATTGTAATATTGCCTTGCCCAGGCTTTCTAATTCTTGATCTTTCTTAGTTTCCCAAGCACTGCTCTTTAAACCTAGGCTGTTGATGCTCTTTTGAACGTTTTCGTTGGCAGTTTTAATACCTTCGATCTTAAATGTTTCAGTTTGAATAGCATCTTTTGTGGTTTTAACTTCAGTTTTAAGCTTCTCTGCCTTCTCTGATAATAGAGTTATGCCTAACAGTTGCTCAATTACTTCACGTTGATCTGCCGCTTTAAGACTCAAAAACGGTTCAGTATAGGTGTTCAATGCCACTAGATGCTTGAACATAGTATGGGTCATGCCCAGCATCAGCTCGATTGCCTTCTGTGTTTCTCTACTGTCGCCCTGCGACTCGTCATCATCCTTGGCTTTTTGCTCTTCTTCATTAACAAACAGCCTGAGTATGTTAGGTTTGCGACCTCGTTCGATACGAAATGCTTGCCCGTTAACCTCGAACTCAACTGTAACCAGCATGTGCTTGGCATTAGTCTTGTTAATTAAGTTTTCTTTTCTAATATTGGTCAATGCTTGGCCGTAGAGAGCATAGCTGATTGCGTTAACAATCGTAGTTTTGCCTGTGCCATTGCGAGATCCGCTGTCATCCCCACCTAGGTCTAAGTTTTCGCCTAGTACTAAAGTTAGTGCTTCTTTAGAAAAATCAACGGCTTGTGTTTGATTACCGACACTTAGGAAGTTTTTTACTGTTATATTTTTTATTTTGAACATTATAGGCTATTATAGATATCTAATAAAGTCTTTTTATCGAACTGATCGCTGTCGATATTAACAAGTTGCTCAGTTACAATCTGATCAACGCTTTCAAATTTACTGTCTACTTGATCTTCTAGTACAGCATCTAAATTATCTTTGTCCTGTATTAAACTGATTTCTCTAACATCGTGTTCTTTAACAAATGTCTCTTTGATAAAGTTAGCTTCTTCAAAGCTGATATCGATATCTAGGTTGACTTTTAGATACATTTTACTTTTCATAATTGTATCTTTTTCGTCAATTAATCGACTAAGTTTAACTGATCTAAATTTAGGAGCATCGGGCCAGACACGATATTCAGGAGTTCCTCCCCAATCCATAAACATCATACCTCGATCATCGTCCCATGTATCGGAAAAATTGTGCGGAAACGCATTGCCGATATAGACAATCTTGTCACGGGCTTGTCGTTTATGGAAGTGACCACTAAAAACATAGTCTTGATGCTTGAAGTGATTGGCCTGTAATTCCCCGTGATCAGGCATTTGTACCATAGCGTTCATATAGAACAGGGGTAATTCAAAATGCCCGAACATGTATTTGCTTTTAACTTGACTGATAGTCTTCCACTCGTCACCTACTAACCACGGTACAAGGGTAACATCGCCTAAAGTGGTGACAGAGTCTACGACAGTTACGCCGGGAATATGGCGTCCGAACGCACTACTATGGATGTCTCGCTTGTCCTTGTAGAACAAATCATGGTTACCTGGGAACCAAAAGAACTGCTCAAATGCGGCACCTAGCTTTTCTAAGCACCGCATTGAAGTATCTAACGTAATTAAATTGATTGAGTTACGATTATGATGCCAATCCCCGAGGAAGATACAAGTTTCACAACCTTCTTTTTTAGCTTCAACAATAAACCAATCTACAAAATCTTCACAATCTTGATTGTGTGTAGAACTATTTGATTTTAGTCCAAAATGTATATCGGTAAAACAAGCAACTTTCTTGAATAATGGCATTAATTAGGCTCTCCTAGAACTAGTATAACAGAATTACACTAGTAAGATCAAGCCCCTTCCTCTTCTTCGACGTCCGGTTCTTCTGATTTAGGCTGTCTAAAGTGTTTGTACAACTCTGCTTGTCGAGCAGTTTCTTCTGCGTATTCATCTCGACTTTGACGAGTAGAACTAGGAGTTAACCCATTTACTTCTAACATGTCATCACGAATATTCTGCATCTTCTTTTCAATGTTTAATACTCGAGTAAAACTGTTAGTAACGGCAGCGGTATAGTAGGCAAACGGGTTTTCACTTTTTGATTCGTCAAACTGTAATCCAATTTGGCTTAGTTGTAGGATCGCCTGTCCGCGCATTTCTTCATTGTAGGTATACCCCCGCCAATTGCTACGTTGTGCGTAACGTTCGCTAAGTTTAATAAACATGCGACCTAAGTTTTCTGTAATTCGACCATGGTCTTTGCTAAAGTTGCCTTTGTCTAAAGTTCCTTTCCAGTGACTTTTTCCAACACATACTAGTTCATCATTGTCCTCAAATTTCCAATGCTGGAAAGGAGGAAAGTTAATTTTGTCATGAGCATCTGCTGTACTTTTAACTGTTTTCTTTCTTCCAGGAGCCTCTGGAATATGATCAAACGTCATGATTCTAAAAACTAATTCGTTTTTTTGTATAGTTTTATAGTCCGGAGTCACATCTGCTAGTTTAATTTTTTTATCTCCGTCTAACCTTGCTTGATTAAACGCAAGCAATCCTAGTCTTTTTGCTTTAATTCTTTTTGCTTCGGCGATCGTTCTAATATTAATCTTATCTAGATTTGTTAAGATTATATCGTGCTGACTATATTCTGGTTTGATAAAACTTGAAAACGTAACCTTACTTCTATGTATTTCTGCTAATAAATCTCTATTATTTAAATACCGGACTTTGCGTCCTGTGGGCGATATTGATGTGGCCATCTTGGTGTGGTCTCCTTTATTTGTTAGTGTAGCATTTACGCAACACCGTTGTCAACCATTAAAAAACTGTGTTTTATTTATGGGTAAATAACGGTATAGGAAAATAACTATGGCCACATTAGACGAACTAGACGCACAATGGAACGCACAATATGCGGTAGTGCTAGCAAAGAACAAAGAACGCATCGCCGCTCTAACAGCCGTTGCTCTATCTGCCGAATATCAAAATGGCAACGAAGCTACTAAAAGCCGTCTGGAAAGCCAATCGGGACCTGCTGAAGCAGCCAGATTAGCATTTAACGAAGAAAATCAAAAGCTCACGGCAATAGCAAATGAATTTAATGCAGCCAAGCGCGAAGCGGCCGCCGCCGCCAAGGCCGCCGCCGCAGAAGCAAAAGCTGCCGAACCTGAATCTACTGTTAAAACTCCGGGAGCGACAAACGATTCTCAGAGCGATCAAGCAACAACTAATGCCTATGCTAATCCTAGTTTAACACCGGATCCGACGACACAAACATTTGACGACGGCAGTTCTATCCAAACATTCGATGACGGATCTACTTTAGTCACAGATTCCGAAGGTGGATATTCATCAACTAACAGTACTGATTCTGATTCAGGGCAAGAGTCTCGTTTTGGTAATCTTAGAAGTATTTTTGGAGGTGCTATATCTAAAGGAGCAGAACCCTCAACTTCTAAAGGCGCATCGGCAAAATGGGGCGGAGCAAAAGATCTTAGAGCTTATTTGCGTGTACCTGGCTCTTATCTATCAAGCAACTATACAAGCGCATTGAGAGAATTTGCAGGAATATTATTTCCCTATACGCCGGACATTAGTTATGACAATCAGGCAAATTATTCTGCGGTAAATCCTACACACTCTAACTATACACAATATTTTTTCAAGAACAGTTCTGTTAGTGCGATATCAGTAACTGGAAAATTTACAGTACAAAATGAAAAAGAAGCAATTATATACCTAAGCGTTCTTCACTTATTAAGATCTTTAACAAAGATGCGCTTTGGCGACGACTCCAACGCCGGAGCCCCACCGCCGGTTTGTAGGTTTGACGCATACGGTGATTTTATGTTAAGCAATGTTCCTGTTTCAGTAGCATCTTTTAAAACTGAATTACCAAATAATGTTGATTATATTTCAGTTAAGAGCGGAAATTTTAAAACTAGTTTAGTTCCTACAATTTCTACTATTAACCTTTCATTGAATTTAATGTACAGTAGAAAAGAAATTCAAGAATTTTCTGTCGACGGATGGTTGTCAGGAAGTCTTAAAGGTAGAGGATATCTATGACAACTTATTCTAAAACAAGTCCGTATTATACAACTGAAGAAACTGGATCGTATCTGGATGTTATTAATTTTAGAGATATTCCGGCGCAATCCGACGATATTCTTTTTATGGTAACCCAACAATATACGCATCGCCCAGATTTGCTTGCTTACGATCTCTATAGTGATGTTAACTTGTGGTGGGTATTTTCTGTAAGAAATAAAGATGTCTTAAAAGATCCTATATATGATATGACAGCAGGACAGAGAATATATCTTCCTAAATTATCTACAATAACAAACTCTCTAGGATTGTAATATGGCTGATAATTGGCAAGGTCCTCCATCAAATGATCCAGGAGACAACTCTAATATATTAAACAATTATAAGTCAGTGACCTATAATTTTACTCTTGCGGCCATTAGTCCTACTGATCTAAAAAATCCTTCTTCTTATAGAAATAACAAATTAAAATATATAATTGCCGCTAGCAAGGGCAAAGGTATCAACGCCATGTCTTCGGATGTAGTTCCTATCGAAACAAACATTACCGAAACTGAAACAATTAGAGAAGGCGGCCGAGTGTTAACTACTGTAGATAAGGTCACAGGAGTCAAAGTAGATTCTAAAACAGGAGAATCGGCAGTCAATAGCTTTAATGAACTTAGTCCCGGTGCCTTGGATTTGTTTATTGATGGGCTAGAAGTTGAATCAATTATTGCCCCTAACAATCAAACAGGTGTCGCTACTTCTACTAAACTTAGATTTGAAATTTTTGAACCTTATAGTGCTAACGGTTTTATTGAAGCTATCCACGTTGCAGCAGTGGCAGCAGGATGGACCGGATATTTAGGCGCGGCATACTTGATAAAAATAGAATTTTTAGGATATCCTGATAATATTACAGACCCAGTTGCTGAACCAGAAACTGTTAAAGCTACCAAATATATTCCAATAAGACTAACCGGAACAGAAATGGAAGTTACTGAAAACGGTACTAGGTATAGATGTTCAGCTATTCCGTTCAACGAAGCCGCACACAGTATTCCTAATCAAATTTTCACTGACGTGTCTTTCAGCGGCGACGATGTGGGATCAGTATTAACTAATCTTTTTGAAAATTTAAACAAAAGTTCCGAAGCTAGAGAGCAAAAAGAAAAATCAGCAGACGCTGCCAAAGTCTTTGACAAGTACGAAATTTATTTTCCCGAGTTGCCAAAAGAAGGCGAAGCAATATCGCTAGATTCTAATCTTAAGAAGAACGATATAGCTGGAGCAAAAATAAATGAAAATTTAAGATCTAACAACATTTATAAATTTCCTCCAATTGAAAATTCTCCTAATGCTGATCGTCCTAAGAACATGAAACAAAATACCGAGACTGGAGAAATGTATGATGCAGGAGACATTCCTCCTCCGGCCGGAACACAAAAGAAAACACCTCAAGTACAATTTTCTAAAGGCGCTAATATAACAGAGATCATTGAGGCTGTAATTCGAGATAGTCATTTTTTAAAAGAAATTTTAGAAGACGTTGAAAAGTCCAAAGACTCTGACGGCATGATATCTTATTTTCAAATAATGATCAATACCATTCCAGGAGCAATGGATAGTACAACTAATCAACAAAAATTTACATATCAATATATTGTTGTTCCGTACAAGGTACATTTTTCTAGATTACCAGGCCAAGAAAAATCAAAGTACAAAGCTGAGAACATGAAACGATATGTAAAAAGAGAGTACAACTATCTTTATACAGGAAAAAATATTGATGTATTAGCATTTAAATTAAATTTTAACAACTTATTTTTCCAGGCTGCTGTACCAAAAATGGCCAACAGCGATCAATCCGGTACCGCAGACGGCGCTGGAGCATCTAATCAATCCGATGTCAAACAACCAACCGGCGCCGGCTCTGGAGCAGACCAATCTCAATTAGGCGTTGCAGCTACTAGGAGTGATGGCAACGCAGTTACATCTAGTGGTAAAGGCCAAAGTTCGCAAACAGATCCGTATTTTAAAATTGCTGAGCTTGCTCATAATTCGATCTTAGAAAGTGTCAATCTAATAACAGGTGATATAGAAATATTAGGAGATCCTTTTTATCTTTCTACATCGGGCATGGGCAATTATTTGCCTAAATTAAAAGATAATGCCATGACAGCCGACGGCGAAGCATCTTTTAATACTGGTCCGGTTGTGGTACGAATTAATTTTAGAAACCCAATTGATATTGACAACACAACCGGATTTGTAAGATTTTCAGATAAGGTACCTTTTAGCGGAATATATCAGGTACTTAAATGTAGAAACTCTTTTAGAGACGGAGTTTTTAAGCAGACATTATCCATTATGAGATTCCCGGGGCAGATAGAAAATAACCCTATTAAATTAAAAGAAACACCTGCCTTTGATTTTATTGAAGGTCCTAAGATCGGAGAACAAACAGTTATTGATTCAGCTCCGGCTGATGTTGGTAAATTTGGTGCTAAGTCAAATGACCTTAACATATATTCTCTAGTAGGCAAAGGCTTCCCGCAAGTAGGTGCCGTATCGGCACAATTTAAAACTGCCGCCGGTCTGCTTGGCGCAGGCTCAGCATTGTTAAATCAAGCAACGTCCGGATTACCTACAGGATTAAATTTAGCGGCAGGCGCAAATTCTTTACTTAAAGGAATACCTGCTGGAGTCGACACACTGGCTAAACTAGCAACATCAAATTTTAGTTTAAATCCAGCGGCCGCATTAACACAGGCTGGAAATATAGCATCGTCTGTTATCCCCGGAGATCCTGGATCATTGCTAACACAGAATTTTTCATCGTCGGCTGCTAACATAGTTAACAATGCCTACAATGCTTCGGCAAATGCCGGAATTAAAACTTCTTATAGTTTAAATTCTGCGTTAGGTGCGACCAGGGGACTTCTTGGAAATTCTCTAGCAACTGCTAGTAGTCTAGGAGACCCGTCATCATTTATCAACAGCGTTGGGGACAAAGTTTCAAACATTACTTCTATCCTACCAAACGGCGAGACTGGCGGATTAACACCTGCTCAGGCGGCATCAGTTATTTCTGATGCGACGGCAAGAGGTGTATCTGCTGCATCTGCTTTAACCAACGCCAACGCATTTGGATTCAACCTTTCTGGATCTTCATTGACTCCGGCAAGTATTACAGCTAAGTTGGGAATTGATGCTAGCCAACTATCTGGATTAACAGGGAAACTTGATAGTAAACTTGCGGCTGAAGTTGAATCGATCGCCAAGTCAATTCCGGAAAATGTTAATTTAAACTCCGTTAAAGATACTGGTATTGTAATGGCCAATCTAGCAAAAGACTCACTACAGAATTTGCCAGCGATGCCACTTAAACTTAAGGCACCAGCCGCCGACCTTCCGGCGAGATCTTTTAGTTCTGAGCTTACTGCAGAACAACGTGCCGCTGTTATAACAGAAGCCACAGAAAAAGGAATCCCGGTAGAACAGGCCTTAAGAAATGCGGCAATGTTTGGTATTAATATTCCAAACTTGTCTTCTGCCGCTAAGGCAATTTCTCTAGCTGACTTGCCTCAGCCGTTGCGAGGAGGTTTGCCAGGCGCTGGACTTAACCTTCCTGGGTTGATGGATTCTGCTTTAGGAAAACTAACGTCAGTACAAAAGAGCCTAGCAGGGATCGTCCCCGGTGCCGGAGCATTTGGTTCTATAGAAAACGGTATATCAAGTGTTCAACAAGCACTAGGTAATCCAGGATCTGCGGTCACTCAATTGGCAAACTTAGGAAAGAGCGTTACTTCTAAGTTTGGAAGTTTAACTGCATCCGCAGCCGGACCTTTAGACAAGCTAATGAACAATGCCGTAAATAGCTTAAACGATCCTAACGCCGCACCTTATACAGGAACAGATCCTATAGTAAGAAGACGTCTAGGTTTACCTCCGATAGAAGAAGAAGCATAACATGTCATTTTTAACAAGAAAAAGATATAAATTACCACACCCAGGTCCTTGGGTCGGAGTTATTACAAATCACCTTGACCCTACTTATATGGGAGGTTTAGAAGTTTCTTTAATTAAATCTACGATGGGAGAACTTGAATTACAAAACGAAACGGTTGTAGTTAGACACATGACTCCTTTCTACGGAGTTACTCCTATATCAGCAGAAGGAACAAACTCATCAGATTTTAATGATGTTCAAAAAAGTTATGGAATGTGGTTTGTTCCCCCTGATCTAGGCACAAGGGTAATGTGTATATTTGTAGACGGTGATCCCAATCAAGGCTATTGGATAGGATGTGTACCTGACCAGTTTCAGAATCATATGGTTCCTGGAATCGCATCAAGCAAAGCGTCTGCGATGACTGCCGAACAAGAAAAGAAATACGGAACAAGAAATGTTCCTGTGGGAGAATTTTTAAAGAAAGGTAGAGATCTTTCAATTGGTCGGCCCGACGATTTTACTAAACCTATACATCCCTTTGCTGATCGATTGTTAGCACAGGGATTGTTGACAGACACAATTAGAGGGGGCAGTTCTAGTTCGGCTCGTCGAGAAGTTCCGAGTGCTGTATTTGGTATTAGTACTCCCGGCCCACTAGATAAAACCGGAAAAAAGGGTTATATTGGTTACGGAAAAGTAGCAACAGCGCCAGTTAGTAGACTAGGCGGATCTTCTTTTGTAATGGATGACGGAGATAAAGACGGCCAAAATGAACTAGTAAGAATACGAACAAGAACAGGCCACCAAATCTTATTACACAACAGTCAAGATTTAATTTATATTGCCAACAGTAAAGGTAGTGCTTGGATTGAACTTACAAGTAATGGCAAGATAGATATATTTGCTGAAGACAGCATAAGCATTCATACTGAGCAAGATTTTAACTTTAGGGCCGATCGAGATATTAATTTAGAAGCTGGCAGAGATTTAAAAATTTCAGTCGGTAGAAATATGCAAACTGAAGTTACTAAGGATTTAGTCTTAGTAGTTTCTCGAAATGGTTTTATAACCTATTCTGGTACATTAGATCATAGTGTTGATTCCGATGCTGTATTTTCTTATGGTACAAATTTACATGTTGGTGCTGGAGGTTCTATCTTTAATACAGCAACTAAGAATTATCATGTGACCGCCGGAACTAATATCTTTGAAACTGCAGTTGGCACGATGAATTTAAAATCCGGAGGCAACATGCTACAGAGTACTGGCGCCACATTTAATGTTGGTGCGGTTGGGCTGTACTTGGCTACTGCTAGCGATATACATTTAAACGGTCCAGCGGCGTCCTCGGCCAAATCTGCTACTGCTGCCGATTCTGCTACAATTCCGTCTGCGCTTCCTCGATACTATTTGCCTAATAGACAAAAAGACTCAGGGTGGGATGATGGTAAGTTTTATAAAGCAACCGACCTTAATTCTATCATGAAGCGTGTTCCAACTCATGAACCTTGGGATCACCATGAAAACGTTAATAGGTCGCTGTTTGAACCGACACTCACTGATACAGATGCGCCTACTCCTACTAAACAGCAAAAACAAAAAGGAACAGGGCCAGTAAGTCCTGTAACTCAGTCTCCGGGAGAAGCAGGTAGGGGTACACAAGGTAATCCTAATCCAGCAAGACCGATATCCCCTCCGGTGCCAAATTTAAATAGGGCCGACATGCCAGCGGATTGGACTAAAGATTTAGCATTTTATAAGAAAGTTAAAGAAGTTGCTACGGCATTAAATTGTTCTCACATTGACTTATTATGTTGTATGGCGTTTGAAACAGGAAGAACGTTTAATCCAGCTTTAAGAAATAGTATCGGAGCAACTGGATTGATACAATTTATAAGACCAACTGCCATTGTCTTGGGAACAACTACAGATTATCTAGCTACATTAACTAGAGTACAACAAATGGACTGGGTACTAAAATATTTTAAAGCAGGACCTATTAGAAAACTATCATCAGTTACATTAGAAGATCTTTACATGGCTATCCTTTGGCCAGCCGCAGTAGGTAAGCCAAATGACTATGTTCTATTCTCAAGTCCGTCTAAAGCCTATGAGCAGAATAAAGGCCTTGATAAAAATAAAGATGGTAACATTACTAAAGAAGAAGCGGCTGCTAAAGTTAGAGATCAGTTGAATTATATTAGAGGACAGTTGCTAAAGATACCAGACGAGGGCGGAGTATGGACAGACAGCTCAGGCAATCCTATTTTGTCAGGAGATGGTACTCCAGTAAGATACGGCCCTTACCCGCCCGTTCGTTAACGGCAAAATCATGGATATTAAACCTAAATAAATATTACTATGGCCTATAAAAATATTGTAATTACACCTCCTAATTTACAGAATGTAACGACTAAGAAGACTAGTCAGTTCTATAAAGGATTTAGTACACTTGATGAAAATTCAACTAGTGTTAAGCTATTTGACCATGACGTTATTAAACAAGATCTTATTAATCAGTTTAACACTAGAAAAGGCGAGCGTGTAATGAATCCTAATTTTGGATCTGTTATATGGGACTTGATATACGAACCACTAACTCCTGCAGTTAAACAACAAATTTCTTCTGATATTGATAGAATTCTAGCCTCAGAGCCTAGAGTAGTACCTACATTAGTTAATATTGTTGAACAAGACTACGGGTTCTTGCTTGAACTTACTCTTACCTATAAAGGCCTTGATGTGAGTGACAGCATGATTTTACAATTTGACAAGAATGTTGGACTATCTGGTTAATAAACCGGGTAGTTTATACACCTAATAAATACGCTATAACTAGGCAAAATGATCTATGATACCTTCAACAAACTCTAAATTATTGGTAGCAGAGGATTGGAAAAAAGTTTACCAATCCTTCAAGAACTCTGATTTTAAGAGTTACGATTTTGAAACCCTACGTAGGACAATGATTGCCTACCTCCGTGAAAAGTATCCGGAAGATTTCAACGACTATATTGAGTCAAGTGAGTATGTTGCTCTTATCGATCTTATCGCATACTTGGGTCAAAATTTAAGTTTCCGGGTTGACTTGAATGCCCGTGAAAACTTCCTAGAAACCGCACAGCGCCGCGACAGCATTTTACGTCTAGCACAGTTAATCAACTATAACGCTAAAAGAAATACTCCAGCTAGCGGATTCTTAAAACTTACCGCTATTTCTACAACAGATAACGTGTTTGATGCCAACGGCAGTAACTTAGCTAATTCTGTTATCGGATGGAACGATGTAAGTAATCTAAATTGGTATCAGCAGTTTGTCACCATCCTAAATTCTGCTATGCCGTCTACTACAACGTTTGGCCGCCCAGATGATAGAAAAGTTATTAACGGAATACCAACTGAGCAGTATACAATTAATTCTGCTAATTTAGATGTGCCTGCCTATACCTTTACAAAAAATATCGGCGGCATCACTATGCCATTTGAAATAGTTGGGTGTACTTTTTCTGGACAGAATTATGTTTACGAAACTACTCCAAAGCCAGCTGATCAATTTAGATTTATCTTTCAAAACGATTCAAAGGGTAGTTCCAGTGCTAACACTGGTTTCTTTGTTCACTTTAAACAGGGTACACTGAACTTAACTGGATTTGGTGTCGACTCTCCGGTTGCTAATGAGATTGTGGGAATTAATGCCACTAATGTCAACAACGACGATGTGTGGTTATGGCAACTTAGTGGCGACGGTGCTTTTTTAAATAATTGGACCAAGGTAAGTGCCCTATCCGGTAACAACATCATTTATAATAGTCTAAGTAATTCTCAAAGAAATATTTTTGCAGTTACCACTAGAGAAAACGATCAAATTGATTTAAATTTTGCCGACGGCACATTTGGAAATTTGCCTAAAGGACAATTTAGATTATTTTACAGACAAAGCAACGGCTTGAAGTATTCAATCAAGCCGGAAAATGTTAACGGCGTACAAATTAATATTCCATATTACACCAAGTCTGGACAGCAACAAACTTTAACTTTAACATTTAGTCTACAATATACTGTTACAAATAGCGAAGGTCCCGAAAGTAATACTAATATTAAAACTAAAGCCCCCCAGGCATACTATACACAGAATCGTATGATTACTGCTGAGGATTATAATATTGCTCCTTTAACAGCTGGCTCAGACATTTTAAAAGTTAAAAGTGTTAACAGGATTTCAAGTGGTATTTCTAAGTACTACGAGCTAAGTGATGTTAGCGGAAAATATTCCAGTACAAACATATTTGGAAACGATGGACTTATCTATCAAGACGATAAAACACAGACTTTTAGTTTTTCTTTTACAACAAAGAACGAGATTTATTCTGTTTTAATTAATCGACTAATTCCAATATTAGAGTCTACAAGTACTCGAAACTTTTATTTGAATAATTGGCCTAGACCGCTACTAACAGATCCGAGTACCTTATGGAAACAAGTTACTAAATCTACAAATCAAACCACAGGGTACTTTACAGACACGTTGGGAAATCCTTTACAAACAGGTTCTTTCTCGTCCGGAAATCTTACCTATGTAACCGCCGGTGCCCTTATAAAATTTATTCCTGCCCCAGGTTTTGTATTTTCTAAAAACGGAAAACTAATCTCTGCATCTAAAGCCGATTCTACAACACGGACAGTTAAGTGGGTAAAAACAACATTGGTTATTGGAGATGGTTCATACAACGGAAACGGAGCCCTACCGGATGGAACCGGTCCAGTAACATTAACTCAAATAGTCCCTGACGGGTGTTATGCTGAACAGGTTATACCTACATTTGATACAAACCTTAGCTATGCTTTAAAGACAGACATGGTAAACCTTAGTCTTTCTAAAAGAAATTTTGGATTAAGTTTTGCCGAAGATACAAGATCTTGGTATTTGATCAACGATACAGATTTAAATTTAACTAGTCCTTTTAGTCTAGCATATCAGAAAGATACAACTAATACTAGTCTAGACTCAAGCTGGATGGTTGCTTTTATTTGGGACGGAATCAACTATCAGGTAAGATATAGAATTACAGATTACATTTTTGAAAGCGAAAAAGAAACCGCGTTCTTCTTTGATAAAACTTCAAGAAATTATGATTTTGAAACTAATACAGTTATCAAAGATCAAATAACTGTGTTGGGAATTAATTCAAGTCCAACAACATCAACATCTTTGATTGTCGATTACGGCTGGCAAATTGATAGCAATGTTATTGAATCTGATGGATATGTTGAACCTAAGAAAGTTGTAGTTTCATTTTTAGATCAGTTTAATGATAGTCAAATTGATAATCCAGATGCATTTTCTGAAATTGTTCAACCTGGATCGATAAACGCTTTTACAACTTTTAAAGACAAGTTTGTGTATTTTAAAAGATCAGCAGACGAACTTACATACAACGTAACTGATGATTACATTTTAGCTTATCCAACACAGGGAGATATACCCGATGATTCTAATATAAGAGAAGAGGGGCAATTATTTTATCTATATGATCCCTTAGTCGATGTTGTTGTTAGCTACTCTACTTCAACTGAAATTCCGTTTACATTGGCGCCTGCTTATTTTGCAAAAGCAGGAAGAAAAGATTTAAAATTTCACTATAGACACAATAGTGGAGATGACAGACGATTAGACCCAAGTAAAACTAATCTTATTGACGTTTATGTTCTTACTAGCTCGTATGATATATCTTATAGAAACTGGCTAGTAACTAATTCGGGAATAGAACCTCTGGCTCCTACTAGTTCATCTTTAGAAGAAAATTACTCATCGGTGCTAGAACCAATTAAAGCGATTAGTGATCAGATAGTTTATCAACCAGTAAAATACAAAGTGTTATTTGGTCCTCAGGCCAATATCAATTTACAAGCAACATTTAAAGCAGTTAAGAACAGCACAAGATCAACAACAGAAAATGAATTGAAAACTAAAATTCTTTCAGCAATTGAAGGTTTCTTTTCGTTAGAAAATTGGGAGTTTGGTCAAACTTTTTATTTTAGCGAATTGGCTACTTACGTTATGAATCTTTTAACACCGGATATTACTAACTTTATTGTAGTACCAAAATCTGATGTTTCGTTTGGTAGTCTGTATGAGATTGCTTGTCAAAACAACGAAATTTTTATTAACGGTGCCTCGGTTGACGATATAGAAATTATAGATGCAATTACTTCAAGTCAAATTAAAACCACATCAACAATTATTAACAGCACAGTAGGAGTATATTAATGGCTAAAGATTTATCTCAGGTATCAGATAAAAACGAACCTACAACTAGAAAATCTGTTAATCTATTGCCTGTTTTATTTAGAACAGACAAAAATTCAAAATTTTTAGCAGGAACACTTGATCAGTTAATACAACCTCCGCAACTAAAAAGAATTGACGGATGGGTGGGTAGTAAAATTACCCCTACATTTAATTCAAGTACTGATAATTACTTGCCTTCGAACTTAAAACTAAGACAAGATTATCAGGTTGAGCCATCATTAGTAGTAACTAACAAGCTCTTACAAGTTACTAAAACAACGTCATACGATGATGTAATAAATCAACTTAATTTTGAAGGAGCAAATACTTCAAAATTAAACAGATTGTTTAACCCTGAAGTTTATTCCTACGATCCTCACATTGACTGGGATAAGTTCATTAACTTTGAAAAATACTATTGGCTTCCAAACGGTCCGGATGCAGTTGTAATAACTGATAAGACAAAAGAAGTTGTTAGTACATACAATGTAACTGATACTGCTGATGGAAATTATTTTGTATTTTCGCCAGACGGTCTTACGCCTATTCCTCAAATAACTTTATATAGGGGAGTTACCTATAAATTTAATATTAATTCTGATAAAACATTTTGGATTAAAACTGCCAGGGTGGCAGGCAAGGAAGCACCATTTCGATCAGTTGAAAACAACGGAATTAAAAAAGGAGTTGTTACATTAACTGTTAATAATTTAACACCGTTCACCTTGTATTTTGTGTCCGAAGAAAACGCAGTCAACGGCGGCGAAATTGTTATTAAGAAGATTGAAGAAAACACATTCATTGATGTTGAAAATGAAATCGTAGGAAAACAAAATTATACATCTACTAACGGAATAGAATTGACCAATGGATTAAAAATTAAATTCGTTGGAACTGTTATACCCGAAACGTATGCTAACAAAGAATTTATTGTAGAAGGTGTAGGCGATAAAATCAAATTAATTGATATAGATTCTTTATCGAATCCAGAAAAATATGCTCCGGTATTTGATGAAAGATATGATAATAGCGGGTTTGATTCTTTAGGGTATGATCAACAAAGTGCTCTTGCCACCGTGCCAGATTATATAACCATTAACAGATCTAGTCAAGATAGAAACGCTTGGAGTCGTTATAATCGCTGGTTCCACGAAGATGTACTTATTACGTCAGCTAATGCTAATGGTGTTCCTTTGCTGTTACCGATAGGAAGCAGAGCAAAAAGGCCAATTATTGAATTTGAATCAGATCTTCAATTATACAATTATGGAAGTGTATCTAAACCAAATGTACAATTTGTCGATACCTCTACCAAGGATGTGTTCACTGACATTGAAGGACAGCTAGGTTATTACGTCGACGGACAAGAATTAGGTCAAGGCGACAGAATTATATTCACAGCTGATAACGATTCTTTTGTAAACGGAAAAACATTTATAGTTAATTTTATAAATTTAAACGGAAAGTTTAGGATTAATTTAGAGGAAGAAGCAGATGTTACCCCTAGCGTGGGAGATTCTGTAACAGTTACTAAAGGGACAACATACAAAGGTACTAACTGGTGGTACAACGGTACAACTTGGGTATATTCTCAGCAAAAAGAAAAAGTAAATCAATGTCCAAAATTTGATATTTTCGACATCAATGGTATAAGCTATAGTGATACTTCTGTATATAATACATTATTTGCTGGATCAAAAGTTTTTGGTTATTCAATGGGAACTGGTGCCAATGATCCTATTTTAGGATTTCCGTTAAGCTATAAAAATATTGCTAATCAAGGATATTATCTGTTTAAAAATTATTTTATGACAGATCAAAGTTTCATTATTAATAAACAAATTGATGTCTCTGCCGGTTACCTAAAGAAAAACATTTCTAAATCAAACTATTCGTATATAAATGTTTGGTCAGATAAGCAACCTTATGATATTCCTATACTTCAATATCAGGTAATAACTGAAGGTACTACTGATATAGAAATAACATCTGTGTCTAATCCTGGATATCAAAATTTAGAAATTGACGTCTTTGTTAACAACGTAAAGAAAACACTTCAAACAGATTATACTCTTTATGCTAATGGTAGAAGGTATTACGTTATTTTTAAATCTTCATTGGCAACAGGCAGTACTGTTTTATTAAAAATTAGAACTTCGGGAACTATAAGCGATACAGGAAGTTATGAAACTTCGATTGGTTGGACAAATAATCCTCTAAACGGTCCTATCGCAGAGTTTACTTTAAGTGAGCTGTCTGATCACGTTAAATCGATGGTCGATCGACATCCTGACTTCAAAGGATCGTTTCCCGGAACGAGTAATATTCGAAATCTTAAAACATTATCTTCTTATGGAACACGATTAGTTTCTAATCAAAATCCTCTTGCGTTTGCCGGATATTTTATTGCCAACGACGAGTTTAATTTAATTTCCGCAACAAGATTAGTCAGTAAGCATTATAATCAATTTAAACTAGGTCTAATTGATCAAATTTCTAAATTGGCAGGTAAGTACTCGCCTATACAGGCATTAGATATTGCTCTTTATAACATGAATGTGAATAAGGATACATCATTTCCTTATTCGTTAAGCGATATGCTAGGCTACGGTACTAATGCTGTAACAAGAGAATATCCTGTAACAGACAGCAGAAATAAAACATATTCTTTACTTTCTAATTTTAAGTTAACTGATGTATCTACCCGAGCTGTTATTGTTTATCAGATTACTGCCTCCGGAAAAATTAATCAATTATTAGCAGGAATAGATTACGAATTTGATTTATACGATTCGTCTGTTCATATTAACATATCATTATCTAAAGGAGATACAATTAGGATTGATGATTATCCTGATACTCAAGGATGTTTTGTTCCACCGACTCCTTCTAAATTAGGTCTGTATCCAAAATTTGCTCCTAGGATTTATCTAGACGACACGTATGCCGATACTCCTCAACGGGTCATCGAAGGGCACGACGGCAGTATTATGCTTGCCTACGGCGATGATCGAGATGACATAATTTTAGAATACGAAAAGCGTGTATTTAATAATATTAAAACAAACTACAATCCGGAGTTAGTAAACATTGATTCTGTGAGACCTGGAGCATTTAGATCTAACGATTATACTCCTACAGAAATTAATAATATTCTTTCAAGAGAATTTTTAAAATGGGATTCTTTTTACGGATTTAATTATTCTGATAATACAACAACGGGTGATAGTCCCAAAACTTGGAATTTTAGATCAGGTAAAGATCTTGTAACTAAATTACCATTGCCTGGTAATTGGAGAGCAATTTACAAATATTTCTTTGATACAGATAGACCTCATACCAACCCTTGGGAAATGTTAGGCTTACCAATTAAGCCAAAATGGTGGGACGCAGTATATGGAGTTGCTCCATATACCAGGGGTAATGAAATACTTTGGGATGACCTTGAGAATGGTGTAATAAGAGATCCTGCCGGTATTAAAACTAACAAATTTTATTCTCGACCAGGCCTATCGTCCATTATTCCTGTAAACGACAGCGGCGAATTGTTGATGCCAAATGCAGCTAATATTGCTACTAATCTTAATTTCTTAGATTTAGATAGTAATTGGGCATTTGGTGATATGGGACCAGTTGAAACGGCCTGGAGACGTAGCAGTAACTATCCATTCGCTTTACAAATCTTATCAGCATTGACGCATCCTGCTAGCTACAGCTCACTGTTATTTGACACCAGTCGAATGAAATTAAGCCCGGCAGGACATTATGTCTACGGAGACTTTAATGATTATATCAGTTTTGATGTATTAAAAATATATCAAGATGTAGTTGACGATTCAACAATTTTATCTGCAGGTTACAGCGTATTCTTAATTGAAGCCGGAAAGCAACGAAATAAAGATTACATCACTAAATTAAAAAATGAAATTGCCTTATTGACATCTAGATTAAGCTATAAAGCAGGCGGCTTTATTAATAAAGATAAGTTTAAAATCATAATTGATTCTGTTAACCCTAATTCTAGTAATCCTGGAGTATCTCTATCTAACGAAGACTATGAAGTTTTCTTAGATAAGAGCAGTCCTATTAAGAGTTTAGGTGTAAGCGGAGTAATCGTACAGAAAACAAATAAAGGATATTCAATTAGAGGATACGATACTAAAGATCCTTACTTTACTTGCCTAATGCCTGTCTTTTCTTCTGTTGATCCTGCGATTACTATCGGCGGAAAAAGTGAAACATACGTTGAATGGACACCGTCTTCCTTTAATCCAATGTCGGGATTTGATACAACTTCCATTAGTACCAATGACGGATATAAATTTTATAAGCAAGGACAAATTGTAAAATATCAAAATTTATTTTACAGATGTACAATAAGTCATAATGCCGGTACTTCTTTTAATACAGCAAACTTTCAAAAATTAGTCTCAATTCCTACAAAGGGAGGAGTTACTATACAAATTCCAAGTCGTTGGGAAAAAACCACTATAGAAATTCCTTATGGGACTGAATACGAAAATATCTCAGATCTATATTCAGTCTTAATTGGATACGGACATTGGTTAGAAACCCAAGGATTAATTTTTGATGAATATAATTCTGAGTTAGGCGAATTATTAGATTGGACATTTACTTCAAAAGAAGCCATTTATTGGGCCACACAAAATTGGGCAGTAGGCAGTGTTATCACACTAAGCCCGTTTGCTTCTATACTAAAATTTAGCAGTAGTGTTGCCGTCGTTGATGATTTGACTAATATTTTTTACGAGTACAGTATACTAAAAGCAGACGGTGCTGCACTACCGGTTAAAAATATCTCCACAGTAAGAGATGAAAGTTTGTTCAAACTTACAACAACCAACACAACTGATGGAATTTATTTTGTAAGATTAAATTTGGTACAAAAGGAACATACTATTGTTCTTGATAACAGTACACAATTTAATGATATCATTTACGATATCGAAACAGGATATAGACAACGAAGAATTAAACTGTTAGGCTTTGTTACAGATAACTGGAACGGAGATATCTTTAGTCCCGGGTTTATATATGATGAAGCAAATATTTCTTCTTGGGAAAGATACAAAGATTATTCTGTCGGCGATGTAGTATTCTTTTCCGGCAATTACTATGTTGCCAATATAAAGTTAGTTGGGACTGAAAACTTTAACTATAATAATTGGAGTGTACTAGGAGAAAAACCCGTTGCCCAGTTGTTGCCTAATTTTGATTATAAGATCAATCAGTTTGAAGATTTTTATAGTTTAGATATAGATAATTTTGATATTTCTCAACAACAACTATCACAGCATTTAACTGGATATAGTCCTCGACAATACCTTGACAACATATTTGTTGATTCTATTGCCCAGTACAAATTTTATCAAGGGTTTATCAAAGAAAAAGGTACTAAAAATACTATTGATAAACTAGGAAAAGCAAGTATTGTTTCTCAAGGAAGTTACATTGACTTCTATGAAAATTGGGCAGTAAGAATTGGAGAGTATGGATCTTTTCCAACAAGCCAGACTCTTGAATTTAATTTAGACGAAACTAAATTTAAAGAAAATCCACAAATTGTTAAATTTGTTGATATTCCTCCAGTTGAACCTAACGAGTTTATAAATTACAGAACACCTAGTCAGGTTGTTATTAAACCTGATAACTATGATAACAATCCGTTTGTTACATCTAATTCATTAGCATCTAGCGGTACATTATTGCCTACGGCAGGGTATGTGAGATTAGACGATGTAACCGCGACTGCGTTTAACAAAAATAGTTTATTAGACGTTGCCAACAATCGTGGAATCAGGGATGGCGATACAGTATGGATTGGATTTAATTCAAACGGTGACTGGGACGTTACTAGATATTCACAAATTGAAACAACAGTTATAGATGCTGCAATTTATATTCCCGGCGTATCTCTGTTATTAACCACAGACTATTTCCATGGTTTAAGAACCGGTGACCTAATAAGCGTAAGTCAGTTTGATTCTCAAGTTGATGGAATATACACTGTTGAAGCTGTTCCTGAATTAAATCAAATTATTGTTAGTTCTGTTCTATCCGATTTAACAATACCATTTAGTCCTGCTATTGGATTAATTTTTAAATTTATAAGTTCTAGATTTGAAACCTTTGACGATTTGGCAGACTTGCCTACACTTCACAGATTTGAAACCGGAGAAAAAGTTTGGATTGATAATACAGATATTACCTCTGATGAGTCTAAGTGGGCAGTTTATGAAAAGATAGATAATTTTTTAATTGATAAGTTTGAGTCTCCTTATAATGAGTATGAGTTGACTAGTAATCAAAGATTTGGATATGCTATAACAGGAAATTCCCAAGGAACTCATATTGCTATTAGTTCTCCAAATTATCTTTCTCCTGTATCTCAAACAGCAGGAAGAATTTATACATATAGAAAAACAGGTCCAGGTGTCAGTGATTTAACATACACAGGAAATATTTTACCTAATGTAACAAGTATCCAAACTTATTTTACAGGAACAAATGTTTCTAGCTTTGGATCAGTAATGAAATTTGACAGCGACAATGATATTATCATTGCCGGAGCTCCACTAGCATCTGGTGTTCGATATTCTCTATCAGCAAACAAATTCAGTCCAGTGTCGTCTTCAAGTTTATATTTTCCTCCTAATAACTATATAGAACAGGGATTTATTACATTAACAAGAATTAATTTTGAAGAGGCCAGCTCTCCTGCTAGAATTGCTCTAGCTAGTCCACAGCCGCAGGCAGGAGCACGTTTTGGATCGGAAATTTTCTTAGGTAATATTACATCTTCTCAAAAGATTTTATTTGTATCAAGTCCTGAACAAGACGGTGTGGGCGCCGTACATTATACTAAGATCAATGTTAGCTCTTTAACTTCAATTGTTGATTCTGGGGTATCTGTTACA